ATGCCCCTCTCTGAACGTCACAAGACAGTCGTTTCACTGTGGCGCCAGTGGCGCAAGAACATGCGCGACCTCAACGATGGCTGGTTCCCGTACTACGACACCGGCAAGCAGATCCACCTGTTCTATGAGTACCTGGAAAAGTCTCACCCCTCGCTTGTGGATATGCCAAGAGAAAACCCATACCTCCAGGTGAAGGCATGGGTTGAGACGGATCTAGAGCTTTAAGCTGCGGCACGATTTGCCAACAGAGATGCAATCCAGCTGCGCACACTGAATGGACGGCGCTTGCCAGCCAGATCAGCTTTGGCTTGGCTGTCGCTCAGCACCTTGAATGGCCGGCCGCTGCGGCGCTTCAGTTCTTCCATGCTCTGTTGGCCAGGGGCTGTGTTCATCGGTGGATCTCCAAAGGATTGCCAGCGGCCGGCTGGCTCGGGTTGGTCGGCCAAGCCTCGCTCAAGGCTTGCGCATCATTGGCGTGGCCATCAGCTCGTTCTGCCATCTCTGCGTATTCGCGCGTGCACTCTCCGAATACGCGCGTTGCGGTTGCGGCGTAGTCAGCGACGGCTTCACTGGAAGCGGCTGAGATACGGGCGGGCACAGCTGCGAGGTTGCCGAGCAACCCATCAACATCACGCTGCAGCTGCTGAGCACGCAGGCGATTGCCTTCCGCCCGTTGGGTTTGTTTCTCGATCGCGGCATTCTTGACGCCCTCCATGCGGGTGTAGGTTTCTTGGGCAGATGCGCGAGCGCGCAGCAGTTGGTCTTTGCGGTCCTGCTTTTCCTTGACCAGATCACCCTCGGCCTTTACCAGGGCTGTCTTGGCCGTGGTCACCTGCCCCTGCAGGCGCCAGTCCTGTACCTGCCATGTCATCCATGCAGAGAGCGCGGCACCGGCAATCGCGGCTGCGACATGCGTGTACATCACGATGGCACCCTCCACTCCGCACAAAGCTCTCCATTGGAGTCACCACGGATTTGCAGGCCTGGCAGCACCACCTGAACACCTTGCACCGTCCCTTTGTTCCAGCGCGGGTTTTCGGCGCAGGCCCCAAGCAGATCACCTGCATTGGCCTTGGCGCGCATGGTGCTGGTCTTAAACGATGCAAGAGGCTTGTTCCACCCGAAATCGATAAAGGTGGCCTGCACAAATGGGTCGTAGCTGCTCCAGTAGCGCAGCATCGGCGCTACAGCGGCCTCGGTCTGGATGTACCGTGCGCGCTCCAGCTCGTAGCAGTCCCTGGGCGAGTAGTATTTGCCCGCCGTGACGCCTGCACCCGTCACGCCATTGCAGACGGTTAGCGGTTGGCCTTTGCCCACCTTGTCCACGTAGGGCGTGCCGATGTGGCGATTACTCGATTCGTAGTAGTGCCCCATGACCATGGCAATCTTCACCGCCATGCTTGTGCTGGAGTCGGCCGCCACCGCCTGGGCGTACTCATTTGACTGCGCCTGTTGGACAGCCGCCTGATTGTTCAAATAGATGCCGCCACCAGCGCCCATCAGCAGCATTAGCCCGAACAGGCTTTCTGCCAAGAGCTTGGGCACCTTGCTCATGACAACTCTCCCAGATCTGTATCCTGCAAGCGCTTACCTGCAAGGCGGTCTTGCTGGCGTTCTTCATCACGGCGGTAATCGCGCCGCCATTTCCAGACCAGATATGCGGCCTGCAAGATGATGAATCCAATGGAGGACAGAATCAGCCACTCGCTAAGCGGCATTTGGGCAAGACGAAAGCCGCCTGCTGTCACCGCCCCTGGAGTTGTTTGGTAGACGGCGCCTACAAGATCCTGCTTTTGCTCGGCACTCAGATGCCTGTGGATGCCCAGCAGCGCCAGAAATGATGCAAGTGCTTTGTTCATGCCTTGGATGATCCAAGGCTTAGAGCTGGCAGGCGAACCCTAGAGGGGTGCTTAGATCACGATCTGGGCGGCAGCAATGAAGAGATCATCCAGATCTTTGTCGCTCAGCCCCAGCGCAGCAGCTGCGGCAGTGAGAAAAGGAGACTCGTATCGCCGCCAGGTGCTGGTGTGGTTCCAGGCAAGGTCGGCATACATTGCTTCCTGCGGATCGGTGATCTTGGAAAAGTATTCCTCCACCTGCGACGACAGCCCACGCAACCCGAGCACCGCCCTGCCCTGCGCCCGGCTGATCTCGGCGGGCACCAGCGCGCGGCGCTCTTCTTCGGCGATCTGCTCGGCCGTTTTCATCTGGGACCAGTCAATCATGCGGCACCTCCTGGCAATGCAATGGGCCCGTCTGGCGGGTCGATGATGGGCACAGGGAAGCAGGCCTCATGCGGCGCATCCAAGGCAATGGGCAGCAACAATGTCACCTGGAGTTGGCCACCTGTGCGCGTCACATTGCCGATGATGTGCTCGCAGTCCACAGCATCCCCTGGCAAGATTGCACCTTCGGGAAGTTTGGAGAAGTCGAAGGCTTGCCCGTTCACAGTCAATTTGTCACCCTTCTTGGTGACTTTGAGTGTGCCGTTGCGCACCTGGGGAGAAAGATTGATGTGCATTAGAACCACCTACCTTTCGCGAAGCAGGATATGTAGTGATTTGCCGCTGCTCTGGCAAGCCCGGACGCCAAGTAAATTTGGCCCCAGCTTGTTGTGGTCTGCGGCGTACTGGTGGCAGTGACAAAACTACCGGCTCCGCCAAGCGCAAACATGTCCACTGCGGGGGCGTTGGGAATGAACTGGGCAGGGAGCAGGCCGACATCAATGGCAGCACTGTAGAGGAGGCTACCCCCGTCAGAATTGCTGATCGCCGTGTTGACTGTGAGTATCTTCCAGCATTCTTGTGTGCCGTCGGCGTAACGTACGAACTCCCCGTTTGCATTGCTGCCACGCTGGATGATCGCTCCTGTGGGCACGCCGCCTGACTGCGATACCGTGCCAACAATCGGCGCTACAGCGGCAGATCCAAGGCCAAGTGCGATGCGGGCTCCCGCTGCAGTAGTGGCGCCAGTGCCTCCAGCGGCCAAGTCCAAGAAGTCGCCTGCGGCAAATTCACGAAGCTCACCTGTGGAGCCTGATGTTGGAAAGAGTTTGAGGGGTGCTTGTGCTGGCATATATCACCCTTGGTAGAAAATAAAGAATTTCACAGGCCGTCCCAGAACAGTTGTCGAACCGGTAGCAGTGGTGGACAGCCGTAGGTGTGTTGAGCTCACTGAAACATTGAACTGGGCGTCACTGAAGCCGTTTCCATCCAACACAAGGAACCCGTCCGAGGTTGTCACGACCCCACGCACCAGCACAATCGCCCCTTGGCTCAGTCCATGCGCAACGATATTCGCGGTCGTGCCCGTGGATGCAGGCGCTGTGCCAGTCAGAAGCAGGCATTTCAAGTTAGCTGGAGCCAATTCACCAAGCTTCGCACCACCGCTGAGCGTCGTCGCACCTGAAACGCCGAGCACCGATACATCAGCTCCAGCGCTGAATGTCTGCTTCCCTGCCCAGCTGCGCGCCACATCGGTGATGTAGCTCACCAGGCTAGATAAGGTCAGCTTGAGGTTGGAGGCCGCGCGTCGGATGACCAGCAGGTCACTGTCCTGGCCAGAGGCTGCAGCCAGACCGTTGAAATCGGCATCCAGCTTCCCTGAGATGTCCACGGGAGCGGAGGTTTCGGGGTTCAAGCCAATACGCCATACCCCAGCTGCGCCAGTAGATACTTCCCGGCTGGTGCCATCTGCCCGGTACACCAGCGCAGGCCCGGACGCCCCAATGGTGATTCTGCGGATGCCACCACCCGCAAGAGTCACAGGGACGCTGCGCTCTGGGGTATCCAGCGTCTCGCCTGCTGCAAGCTGTTGAGGCTTGCCAGCACGCAGAACGAGTGGCTTGAGAACCGCGCTTGGCATGGCTACAGAATCTGGTAGCCGTAATCGTCAGTACGGAGTTCAGTTGCGCTGGTGGCCTTACCCAGCAGCTGATTGACCTTATTGACATTGGCCGGGTCAGTGGAATCCAGTGGCGTGTCGATCACGCCACCTGCAGTGCCGAGCCAGTATTCCGAGGCCAACGTCAACCCTGACACTCCCGTATTTGCAACATCGAGTGGATACACAGTAGCGTTCGCCGCCGATGCAACGGCAGCCAGTACAAACCCCTCTGCTGGGCGATTATTGGAGTTGTCTGCAAGGCGCACCTTGAGCGTGCCAGCGTCCGAGAAGAAATTCACGAACTTGCCAACCCCGATGGCCTCGAAAGCTGGAACTACCTTTGTATTAGCCCCGATACCTGCTGGCATCATGCTTTGGTCAAGTTTGCCACTGCTGTCCAGCGCAGGAATCTTGCCTGCATCTGCAGCACCAGAGGAAGTAGCAGCACCAAAAATCTGCTTTTCTTTGCCGCCCACCAGGGCCATAAAACCTTGTGTTGCCATGTCACACCTCGATAGGGTCTTGGATTGAAAGATTGATACTTGTTGGAGTCGCTGAAAAGCCGATCAACACAGAGAAGCCGTCTATCGCAGGAGTCTGGGTAAGCTGACCACTCTGACCCAGGTACACACGGTCGTAGCCCCAGTTCCAGCCGGAATCTGTCACCGTCCCACTTCGCTGGACCAAGATGGAGCCCCCCAGCTGGCCAGAAGTAGTAGCGATACCCAGAACTGCGAACACATGGGTTTCGTCGTCATAGCTCAGTGGATAGACCAATCCTCCACGCTCATAAACCACCTTGAGCGCGCTTATTGCTTCACCCGCAATACGCTCAATCACCTGGCCGCCAGCTGGCCCGGGGATACCCGGAGGGCCCTGCTCTCCGGCAGCAACCACAACCTGCGTGTCTTCAACGGGAAGCACCAGCAAATCGGTTTCGTCATCCAGGGTAATCACCGAAGGCTCAGCATTCTCAATGAACACTGCCGCCTCTGGCACTGGCGCCACCAGCACGTCGGCTGGCTGCTGATCCACAATGACATTGGCATCAGGAACCTGAATCACCACGTCTTCGGTGTTCATCGAGTACCCTCCGGCTCCACGGACCAGGAGATTTCAGCCACACGGGTCACGTCATCATTGGGGTGGACGATCTCCAGCTGGCCAATAGCCTGGCTCCATTTCTCGGGAGGCTGGTCACCATAGGGAATGCCGCTGGTGGTGGCGGCATCCAGCACGAATTTGATCCATCCATTGCCCGCTGAGAGGTCAATGCGTCCGTTCTCGGTCGTCAGCTCCAGCAGCACATCAGCTGAAAGCACCTCGCTGCGCAGTTGCATGCGCGCCTTGCAGCTCGCCAAGTCCACCGGCACCAGATCGGCATCGGGAACCGGCGCTCCAGTGTCAGCGCGCACCAACTTGCCACAATGGACTTTGGTGGGATACGGGGCGGTGCACCAGCGGAAGCCACGCCGGAACGTGGCGCCCTGGTAGATCGTGTAGCAAAAGCGAGCAGGCGCTGTCATGGCTGAAAGTGTCAGCCAGCAGCGCCCGCAGGTCTAACCCTATAAGGGGGAGCGCCCCAATCAATCCACCTGGTGGACGTAGGTGTCCGAGGATCCGGCGCTGATACCAGCCGATGCACTCACCATGGACCAGGCCGAGCCCACCTGCTGCGAACCGGTCACCAGCATGACCTTGGCGGCATCCATGCGCGCATCGTTGGCGTGAATGATGGCGTCATTGTTGGCCTTCTCCACCCGGTAGGTGATCTCGCGCACAGCGTTGTACTGTGCCACCTCGGCCTCCCACTGCCGCGCGAACGAGGTAGCCTGCGCCTCTGCAGCATGGGCACCGGCGCGGTAGCCGTCCAGGATGACGGAAGACTGGCGCGCTGCCGCCTCGATACGCGTTGACTCAGCAGCAAGCCGCGCTTTCCAGCCGTCCCACTCCAGCCCCTTCGCAGAAATCAGGCCTTGGTAGCGGGCCACCTCGGCACGCGCGCGCTCGGCCTGTACTCCCACCTTGGCGCTGTAGGCCTGCACCATGCGGCCATAGACTTCTGCCTTGGTGCCTTCTGCACTGATCTGTACCTTGTAGAGTTCAGACTTGGCTTGCTCAGCGTTGATCGTCGCCACAAAGGCCTTGATCTGTTCACCACCTGCTTGAATGCGGGTACGCTCCACCTCCACCAGTGTCTGGGCAGCCTGCACCTGAACCTTGTAGATCTCCACGGCTGCCATGCGCGCCTCGATCTCTGCCTTGTAGCGATCCACCAGGCTCTTGTTGATATCGGCCTTGGCCTGCTCTGCCTGCAGCAGCGCCCGGAACACTTCAACCTTGGTCTGCTCCGCTTTGATGAGCGTTTCATAGGCTGAGGCAAAGGCTTGGTAGCCCACCAGCAGCGCCTTGTACTGCTCAAGCGCGGCGTTGTGCACAGCAATGGCATTGTCGGCAGCGGCCTTGGTGGACTCGTACACCAGCATTTCCCATTTGTAATGCTGGTCCATCAACTGGCCTTCCAGCTGCAGCGCGGCCTGGATGGAGTTTTGCAGGTTCTGCTGCTCCAGGTCGGCCTGCTTGATGGACACGTCCCGCGACAGGCCCGAGAGTTTGTCCTGATATTCGCGGCGGGCATCCGCCAGCTGGCCAGCCATCACACCAGACGGCAGCGGATAGCCCAGCGCCTCGGCAGCGCGCATCACCTCCTGCTCCCGGGCCAGGGCGATTTGCGTCTCACGGTCGCGGCCACGGTCCCAGATCTGCTGCTCCACGATAGGAGACAGACCAGTGCCGCCATGGATGCGTGCGTTCAGCGTGGCCTTGAGGCTGTCCAGCAGTTGCGAGGCGTAGCGGGCACCCGGGGTGTAGCGCATGGGCTCCGGCTGCAGGATGGCCAACTCGGGGATATTGTCGAGCTTGGCCAGCCAGTCCTCGTGCAAGTCGATCCCGCCAAAGGTGTGCACCTGCAGGTCGAGCATTTGCGGGCCGTCTGGCAGAACTACCACGGGTGCATCAGGCATGGCCACATCCCGCATTTCAGGGAGATTGGGGGCTTGGCCGATGGTGATGGTAGGCGCTACGCCGAAGTCGAGCAGAGGCGCTGGGGTGTTGAAGTCCGAGAACTGCACATCCTTCATGCTGCCCGTGAAGGGGCTGGGCATGCCATCGGGCAATTCGAAGTCGATGCCGGGAATCTTGGGCTGGTCAGGAATGGGCGGCAGATTGATCGCACCTAGCGTGCGCCATTGAACGGAAATCTGCGGCGGCTGGTAGATGCTGTCATTGAGCGCCTTCTGGAAGGTGCTCACCTCTGCAGCGGCTTTGTCAGCCAGGACCACAGAGCGGTCGTACTTGTCTTTGACGATTTCGGCGGGGCCGTTGACTCCGGTTGCCATGGTTAGACTCTCCGTGTTTTGGATTCAAGGGTGAGGATCTCGATGCGGTCGAGGCTGAATTTCTGGCCGGCCGGGTTGCTCAGCGCAAAGCCCAGGTAGTTCTCGCGGATGCCTTTGCCGACAATGCACCGCGTCTGTTCGCTGCACCGCAGCGGAAACTCATAGGCCCAGGGCATGCCGTTGGGGCCGAGCACACTGAACTGCGCGCAGCCCGCGCCCTTCATCGACAGGTAGACCATGCTCAGGCGCTTCTTGAGCGTCGATTCGCGCAAGGTGGCCGGCAGGCGGATATTGGCCACGATGGGTTGGCCGTTGTCGGTATCGCCGCCCAAGCTGTAGAGGCCACTGGCATCGCCCGCATGGGTGGGGGTGATGCTCTGGAAGACGAAGCCTGTGTACTCCGACACAGCGCCGCTCAGGGTGTTACAGACGATGGCGTTCATACGGATATGAGGTGTGAGCTGAATGGCTGCAGGGCTCCTGCACTCTGGGGCACCAGAGCATCCAAGGGGGTGAGCACGCCTGCAGGTGAGATGGCTTGGGCATAGACCACCTGCCCAGCTTCATTGGGAACTAGCAATGCACCCCCACCGCTGTTTGGATCGATGGCGGTTTTCATCCACTGTTGGCCTTCCACTTTGGCCACTGGGTAGATGTCCTTTACTCGGTCAATTTCGCTGTCTTTGGTGATTTCGACATCACCAATGCCGCTTGGAATAATCACGCCGGCTACTGCTGGAACGTGCGTGTTATTCCTGAGGTTCCACAGCGCCCCAATTTTTCCGCGCAAAAGTGAGTGATTGCGGTCGGCAGGTGTGAATGGGCTGAATGAAAAAACTCCCACCAGGGTATCGTCCTTGCGCCGCGTGTAGGAGCTTTCAGTGGGTGTGCATTCGATTTCAAATATCTTTTTGTTTTTGAGCAGCACCACCAGCTTGGCAGTCGTACCTACAGTAGATACTGTCGTGAACTCACCGGAATTGTTCACCGTGTATTGGCTGGTGGTGATTTCAAGGCAGGCAATGATCCCAAGAATGGGGTTGATATGGACAATCTCCCTGCGCACATGCCTTCCGGAGATTCCGGTATAGAGAACTTCCTTTTCTTCTAAGCCTGATCCCGAATACCTGCCTCGTGCGTAGTTCTGCTGCATGCGCACAACCAAATCAACATCATTGGTGACCAACTCACCCCATGGTGTTTCCAGCGTTGTTTTGCCTCGCAGCGTCGCCGCGCGCTTGGCGATGTATTTTTCGCCAAGCATTGTGAAATCAAACTGCAGGTCAGGCGCTGGATTCGCTTCGAAGTACGCATTGAAGTCAATGAAGTTGTCCAGACCACCGCTGAAATCTGGCGTTATATCGTCCAGGTCGATATAGCTGAGCGTGTCATTGGCCGTCCTCCCATTTACCTTCCAAAGTGGTGCACCAAATACCGCTTGCACCAAGCCATGGTCAAAATCCTCATTCACCGAAGATTCAACCACTGCATTCTTTTCATCCTCAACTCTTGCAAAGAATGCGATCTTCTGGTCCTGCCAGCCTCGGGCAAGATACACAGGCACACGGTAGTTCTTCTTCTTGCGCACGCGCTCGACCGTTTCAGCACGGCCACGCACATCTTTCCAGCCAATATCGGTTTGGTGAAATGTCCGGACATTTTGACCAGCGCCCGGATCGAAATATTCAATGTAGCTGGTCGATTTCAGGGGCGTCAGGCCTGAGTCAGCCCAGCCATGTTTGCTGAACTCGAAATGCGTCTGTTCCACCAGATCACCGAATTCATTGGGCGCTTTGGGTGGCTCCAGCAGGGTCAGCTCCGGCAGCGCGTGTGGAACCACAGCAGCCGAATACTCGCCATTGGGTGAAAGCGTCACCTTCAATTCATGGGTGACGAAATCCAGCCAGCCCTCGCCCGTGTCCGTGGGGCCGATCACATTGCCAATGGCAGAAACTGACCAAGCGGGGAAGTAAACTGCAGAGCCGTCGCGCAACCGGCTGAAGGCGGCAACACCATACAAATGGGATCGAGTGAGGTTGAAATCTGGGTTCGATGCGATTACGGTCTGCTTGGCTGCAGGCACCGTATAGAACTCATCTGGCGTTTCCTCAAACACCTTGCGTTTCACCAGGTCAGCTTCATAGATCTGGGCCGTGAGTGCATCGGTTTGCACGACCTGCACATACTTTCCGGATGGCGATACCACATTGGCCACGTTGGCGGAGCCTCCGCTCTGGATGCCGTAGGCCATCCCTTTCTCCACCGAGGTGGCCCCGCCCGCAACAATCAAGCTGGGCAGGTTTTCTTCTGAGTACTTTCTATTGAGATTGGGGGTAGCGCCACCGGAAGCTGTGTCATCCGTGAAATACACGTTCTTGGTGCTCGATGCCCAGACGCCCGAGCCGCCATAGACGATGGGTGCTCGCCGAATGACCCAGGCCTCGTTGCGATACGCCAGCACGTACTGGTACAGCGCACCACCCTCAAAGCTGGCAAAGAAGCTGACCCCGCCCATGGCAAGCCCCTGCTCAGCCGCGCCCACAGGCCAGATGGTCATCACCGTGCTATTGCCAATGGTGATGATCTGGTAGCGCGAGCCGTCCTTCAGAACCCCTTGCTCGTTCGGATTGCGCCAGAACGAGACGCGACTGCGGCCACAAAAGCGCGCAAACTCCGCCTGGGCCATGGCCAGCTGCTCTACCGTGGCGCGCCCGCCCATGACGCGAAGCGCGGGCGGCGCCATGCTGGTGGTGCGGCGCCCGTCAGGCGTCAGGGCATAGGGGTTCCACAAGCTCATTGCGGCACCGCCACATACTGAGGGATGCCGCCTTCGATCTCACGCCAGGTGGCGCACACCTCCTGGAACGCGGTGCGGTAACGGTTGGCCGTCAGGCTGGAGGTCTGGCCACCGTTGAAGCCTGCCACGATCTCACCACCCGCGATGCACACCATGCCCATCCCCGTGCCCACACCGTCGCCGAACTTGAGACGATCACCGCGTACCGCCACCCCGGAGCCCAGAACCACAGGACCGCGCTTGGTGGGCTGGTGGGCCAGCTGGTCCCAGGTGGTGCCCGAGAGAAATATCAGGTCCTGGTCGGTTCCGACATAGACACCATCGTCCACCGGCTGGATGGCCGTGATCTTGCCCGCTAGCTGCTTGAAATCGCGCCAGTCCGAGAGGTGCGTCACAGACGGGCGGCTTGCCCAGAGTACGTTGCCCTGGGCCACCAGCACGCGTCCGCGCCAGAAGGCTGTGATCGTACCCACCGGGAATGGCTCTGCACCCAGGGTGCGGCAGGGCAGTACCAGCGAGGCGTTGTCGCCGCCATATTCAAAGCTGCTTCCCGTGGTGCTCCCGGCCAGGTAGGCGCCCTCCCCGTCCTTGCCGCTCAGGTAGACGTTGATCGAATAACCAAAAAGAACCGGCAGGCCACCCAGGCGCAAGCCGCCCTGCGCCACCGCCACTGGCGCCGAGCTGATGGCCGGGCCTTCCAGGCGATCCGTGATGCGCACATAGCTCAGGTAGTAGCGGTAGTCGCCGGGGTGAAGCTGTCCGAATGCGGTATCCGGCAGCCCCAGCGATTCAGGCACCGGTACGCTGCGCTCTACGCCCGTGCGCCCATCCGTCACCCCATGGAGCAAGCCGTTGCTGTACGTGGTGCGGCCGTCTGGCAGATCGCAGTACCAGACGCGATCAGAACCCAGGGCTGGATGGATGACATGCCGCGCGCCATCGGGCCAGATGGCCGTGAGCACGCTACCGCAGGTTGCAAGCGTGAAGCCCTGCGCCTGGTGCAGGTTCTTGTGGCAGGCCTCATCAGCCAGCGCGAAGCCGCCCCGGCGCGTGATCTCGCCCGTGAGGCCAATGTCTACGTTCTCAGCCTTGATCAGGTCTTTGCCCGTCAGCCGGTGCTCGGGCTGCAGATTGTTGATGCCCGTGAAGTCTGCAAAGGTCAGCATTCCGTCCCCCGATGAACTGTTGGCGGGGTCAGCCGCAGCGCGATAGATGGCCGCACAAATGCGATTCTGTGCGCGCTTGGCTCTCCAAGCCTCAATGGATAAGCTGATTGCGCTATCGCTTCGAGAGCATCCACCACAATGCTTGCCCGGCCCGCCCGCACCAGCCGCAGGCTCGGCACATGGACAGTGGCAATCGCCGAGGGCGCCCCCAGGCGCAGGGGCTGGGATGATGCAGCAAACCCTACCCGCGTTGCAGTAGGCTGCCCCAGGGACAACGGCTGTGCACCTGCCGCGAAAGCGGTGCGATTTGCGGATGGCGTGCCAAGACGCAGCGGAGTAGCCCCCGGCGCCGTTGCAGAGACAGGCCCCGCCTCTGCCCGGGGCGTGCCCAAGACAAGCGGAAACGTGCTCTTGGCGAGCACATCCGTATGGGATGGCGTCAGGATCTGCAGCGCACTGTGGTACTCGGTCTTGACGAGGCGGATGCTGGGAATCACCAGATCCACATCAAAGCCCACCTTGGCGCGCAGCGGCCCCAGCCGTAAGGGGTGGCTGCCCAGGCCTTCCAGCTGGAACTCTGCCTGGTGCTGGCCAGTCACCACCAGGCGAATGCTCGGTGTTCCCGAAGCCGATTCACCATTGGTGTTGATGGCTGCGCCGTTGATGAGCGGGTAAGACATTTATGCGCCCGCGTCGAAGAAGAAGCCGCGCCAGTAGAAGCGCCCGTAGAACTTGCCCGTGGCCGGCGTATCTACCCGGAATCGGATGCCGGAGACAATTCCGCCGTAGCTTGCGACAGGAATGCGGTGCACCTGGTTAGCTTTGGTGACTGCATCCAGCGCAACATGGTCCACCAGCGAGTGCTCGGTGTCCTCACCTCGCAGGAGGATGGATACCACCGGAGCGGTCGTAGCTTCGTAACGAGTGCAGATGAAGCCCACCTCCGACAGCACCAGGCTGGAAGTCTGGCTGGGCATGTTCTGGATGATGTTCAATGGATCCGGAATAGGCACCCATTGCCCCACCTCTTGACCAGCATCCGGCCCGATGGCTGGAAAAGGTGAGCCCGATGCGTCGAAACTCGCCACCGGCGTGTGGATGTACTCAGAGCTGGAGTGGTAGTCGCCCAGGTCAAGCAGGTAGTTGAAGCCGGTCGCTGTTGGTGCCTTGACGATGCTGCGGTCTGAGAGAAAGCCACCTTCTGCATAGGCTGGAATATCGTTTCCCAATTCCAGGTATGCAGTACCCCCTACAGACTCCTGAGACATATTCATGTCTTGCTGGAACTCGCCCTGGTCTCCAGATACGGCACTTGCATGCAGGCTCTGGAGCAGATGCACGCCAGAAATCTGCACCATGTTGTAATTGTTGGCCACCCGGCCATTCACCACAAAGGAGCGCTGCCCGTCACGGTCTGCGCGCCATGTGCCAGATTCATCCATCTGCAGGAAATTCTTGAGCTGCCCTGCGGTGATACGGGCCTGGAGTTTTGATCCTGCTGGCCAATCCCGTGCGGACGTACCTTCCTTGCCGCGCTCCACAGTGAAATTGACGCCATCAGCGGTCAGGATGGCAACAATCTCATATTCACCAGGAATGGCGTCATTGGTGATAGTCGCACGCTGCAAAAGGCGCCCGCTGGAAAAATCAGCGAAAGCAGCACTGTCCGCCACCTCGATCACGGTGGCGTCGCTCAGGATGGCCTGCGCTAAGGTTGTGTCAGCGTTGTTGCTGAAACCGTCCTTTTTGATCATGGCTGGCCCTTACGCTGGGATCAGCGAGAAGATCTTGGCATTGCCATTGGACCATCGGAGTGCGAAACCACCTCCATTGCCAGAGAACGGCAGACCCATGATGTCGTCACTGATGATCTGCAGTACGGGCGAAGTGGCGGCATCGGCCCCCTGGCGGTACAGCGCCACAGAGCCGGGCGATTTGCCAGCTAGCACCGTACCGAAGTCCACATCAGCAGCATCAAAGACACCGCCAGTGATGGATTTGCCTGTCAGTTCAACGGGTGTGCCGATGATCTCGCCCAGGTCGGCCAAGCTCTGGTAGGTGCCTCCGGGGTCCAAGCTGGATGGCAGAAGCGCAACCTTGAGGGTATCTGTGAGGAAGTTCACCCCAGCTTTCATCACCAACTCACCGCCCGAGGGAATGAAGGGGCCATTAAGCACCGCAATCTTGTCCGGACCATCGCTCCATGGGAAGTTGATCGCGCCGCCATTGGTCGCCATTGGCAAGCCGGTCACAGTATCGAAGAAGAACAGCAACGGCGAAGTCGAGGCATTGCCGGTGTTCTTGTAGATTGCCACGGACTTGGCCGTATTCCCTGGCGGCAGCGGGTCGGTTGCCACATCGTCAGCGTCGAACACCCCGCCCGTCACATCCTTATTGGCCAGAACCATGTCTGTGCCAATGCGTGTTCCCAAATTGCTCAGGAACTCATGTGTGTTGCTGTAGGTGTAGGTAGGAGGCAGGAGCGCGACACGGAGGTCGTCATTGAGCAGATTGATCTGGGCGGAGAGCAGTTTCTCCATCCCCTTTGGATAGCTGGTATTGGGCACTTGGCGCACTCCTGGTTGATGGTTTCCAAGGAGTGTTCCAGTGATGGGGCGTGGTGGCGAACCCTAGAGGGGTGAGAGAAGAAAACCCCCTCGAGGTACGATGGATGTTCCCCAACTTCCATCCCGAGAGGGCCAAATGACAACTACTTCGCCGGAATCAGCCCAGAAACCAGCTCATCCAGATCAGACCAGGTTGGCGCTGGCAGCCCTTGCTGCCTGTTTCGCTGTATCGCAAGATGAACAGTCTGAATCTTTTCTGCCAAAGTTTGAGGCCGCCCTGAAGGACTTGTTTCACCACATTGGCGACACATCACAGATTGATAGCTCTGGCGCGCTGGAGACTCTGCGCTGGACGAACGAGTATTTGCAAGTTTTGAAGAGCCGCTGACCAAGACTTGCTTGGCTTCATAGCTAGCCAGAAGATCGCTCTGGCATTTGGCCAAGCCTCCTAATAGATAGGTCAAATGAGCTTGCTCTTCACTGGTTTGGGGCTCTACAAACCAGCCCCCAGGTAATTTCTTCAGCCTCATCCACATCCCTTCCACGCCGCCCACCGAGGCGGCTTTCGCTTCATGGTCGGCTATGGCGAGGGGGTGGGCAAGCCCTAGAGGGGGTAAGCGAGCATATGATAAATTCGGAATAAAGATTTGGAAGACAATTAAATAGATTTCTCCGAATTGCCAATCTATTTCACGGGAGGCAGAAATATGATCACTTGCTATCTGGACACGCAAGACTATTCAACGCTTACAGATTCAAAAGTAGAAAATAAAAACACTAGGGAACTGAAATCAGCACTACTGAGCTTGTCAAAATCAAAGCAGGTACATTTTCTATTTTCCACCGTCTGCATTTCCGAAACAGTACCACTTACTGCCGAATCTGCAAATATTGCAGAAAGAAAGGCAGAATTCCTTAGTGATCTTTGTGGTGCAAATGCACTAGTACCACTTGAGCGATTAATTGAAAAAGAATGCCAATCAATTGCCAGCAAAGAAATACTATTTCACGACATGCTTGACCCAAATGGCTACTGGTTCTCGGAAATACCAGTGGATGAGAATGCGGGGGAAATCTGGGCCTATTTCAAAAGAAACGCAGAGAAGGAACTTGCTCAAAGAGGGTTAAATCGTGAGCAGCGAAGTAAAGCTCTGTTCCCATTATTTCAGAACAACAAGCCTACAAAGAGAATGTTTGATCTCATTGACCAATTCGATGCATCCCCATATATTGAAGAATTAGAAAAAAAATATCCTATGAAGCCGGAATCACGGGATGTTGTTGTGAGATATGCATTTGGAAAGGCCAATGAAAGAGAATTCACTGAAGCGTTAAATAATAGTCTAAAAGATCCGCGTTGGATGATGAAATGGTTTGCTAGTGAGCATTCGTTATCCAGTCCAATATCCGAGATTGTAAGAAAGCCTGGGAGAGAGCTAGGATCTGCAATAAGAAGTATGATTCAACTAATGAACAGCCGAATTCAATCAATTGATCTGCAACATGGAGGCGCCAACCCAACTAGTGCTGGCGGTGAAATAACCAAGTTTTGGAAGGAAAATGAAAATGACTTACTGGTTACAGTAGCTTCAAATTCCGCCAAAAAGGCTGGAATTGAGTTATCTGAAATTCAATCGAAAGATGTCGATGATTTTGCACCAGGGTTGTCTACAGGCATCAGATCACTTTTTTCTTCAGCATGGGAAAATATTGGAGGAAGCCGCAAAGAAGAACCAACTGACAGTCAACCAGTTGATGCAATGCACGCCATTTATGCTCCTTATGTAAGTGTGTTTCGCGCGGATCGGTTCATGACGCCTCATATCCAAAAGCAAGTTCGGCGCTTCGGTACAACAGTTGTTCCTCGGCTAGCAGGCCTCTTGGAGGAGTTGGACAGCAAGCTTCACTAAACCATCGCTACATAGATGAAATACCATTCTTCTTTACAGGATCAGGAATGAAATCAGCACATCTTTTGCTTGTCTGCATGGCTCTAGTTGCGACTAACTCTTATGCGCAGGTCTATAAATGCAAGGATCCCAGCGGTCAGCTACTTCTTTCAGACAAGCCCTGTGCATCAGGGGAGCTACTTCAGCAAAAGCGCAGTGCTGAGGAGAACTTGCAGGACGACTTGCGCGCGCAAGAGGCGAACCGCCAAAAGCAAGAGCGGCGCGCCAAGGAAGCTTACAGAGAAGCACAGAGATATGGCCGCCAAGCACCAGCCTATGCTCAAGGGTCGCAATCAAATCCCCAGGACTCGGAAGATTGCAGACTTGCCCAGCGCGATCTGGACTTTGCACGCAGCTCCATTGCCAGGAATGCTAACGAAAAGCGCGATCAGGTAAATGCGGCCATTGCGAAGTCCAATGCAGCCTGCGGATCAAACACTGGGGTCATTCAGCCACCCGCCCGAGCACCAACCATCACGATGGCAAGTTGCAGCCAGATGGGATGCTATGACGCAAGCGGACTTTTCTACACTCGGGGTGCTGAAAATCTATTGCTTGCACCGAATGGCGGAACGTGCACGGGCAGTGGCTTCGTTTGGACATGCGTCGCACGCCGTTAACCAGAGGCTTTCACAGGAAGACATGAAAAAGCCCTCTTGCGAGGGCTTCGTCATGTTCGGGGTGCCCCAAAAGCATCGCTACTTCACTGCTTTTTTGGCGGGGGTGCTAGGCGTCTGGCTTCTTTGGCAAATCTGTAGAGGACTCCAGGCGCTCTATTCTGTCCTTGAGCCTCTCCAATTCCAAGCGCGTAAGCAACTGCTCGGGGGTCTCTGGTTTGTTCGCAGCAAAACTATCCAAAATTTGGCTGACCAATTCATCAAGCGACAGACCCAGTGCAGCAGCTCTTTCCTTGATGATGGCTGCGGTTCTGGGATTGGGGCGCGTGTAGATCACAAAATTTTGTCCACTTGGGTCGCTGACTACAGTCGTCGTCAATGGATGCAGCATTGAATCGAGGCCAAGCACATCGACTTCTTCTGACACTCCAGTAGCCAGCCATTTTGCTGACACACCGAGCTTTTCCGCTATTCGCGCCATAACGGCGCGGCGCGGCACAGCTTTCCCATTCTCGTAGCGAGCCAGTTGGGTTGACGCCATATCGCATGAGTTAGCGAGAGCTGTTTGGCTTAATCCAAGGGATTCACGCGCTGCGATCAACCTGTCTTTGAACTGTTTTTCAGACATACGATTCCAATAGTTCAAAAAATAGCTTGAGAAAAGTTCAAAGAGTGCATACAATTCATTTCGTACAAACGATGTACGGAGGAATCATTCTATGAGTACTGATGTTAAGCCAAAGCAAGAACCGCCTATTGGCGTTCGCTTTACCCCCGAAACGCGTGCATTTGTTGTGGAGCAGGCAAAGAAGAACTTCCGCAGCCTATCCAGCGAGATTGCGGCACGCGTGGAGCGCACTCGCCAAGAAGACCAATCAGTCCAGCAGCAAGGAGCAGCAGCATGAGCAACATCACACCTTACAACTTTGAAGGCGCGAATGTGCGCGCAATGGAAATTGATGGCGAACCCTGGTTCGTTGGCAAAGATATAGCAGATGTCCTTGGCTACAGGGATCACAACGCAGCGATGCGCGACCATTGCAAGGGTGTGCGTAAGTCGCACCCCCTTCCGACCGCGGGAGGTATGCAAGAAACCCGCCTGATTTCCGAGCCGGACATGCTCCGCTTAGTTGTCAACAGTACCTTGCCTGCTGCGGAGCGTTTCGAGCGCTGGGTGTTTGAGGACGTGCTGCCATCCATCCGCAAAACTGGTTCGTACATTGCCAAGGGCGCGTTCACGCCACTCAAAGCAACAGCTGAGGCTGCCAAAGCCTTTGCACCCCTTGTTCGTGTTGCTCGTCTGCTGGGATGCGACAAGAACGCTGCCGCGATCTCGGCGAATCAGGCCATCTACTCGATGACCAACATCAACTTGATGCAGCAGTTGGGACAAGGCCAGTTGGAGGCAGAGCAGCAAGACAGCCAGTGGTACACGCCCACTGAACTGGGCAAGCTGATCGGCACAAGTGCTCGCGGCGTCAACCTGCTTCTTGCAGAGTCAGGCTTGCAGATGAAGATGGGTGAGAAATGGGAGGCAACTGATGCTGGCCGTGACTTCTGCCGTCTGTTCGACACCAGCAAGAAGCACCACAGCGGCGTACCGGTAACCCAGATGAAGTGGTCACGCAATGTGCTTCCAATGCTGGGAGAACAGAAAGAAGCGGCGTGACCGCAAAAGGAAACGCCCCGGAAGTTGCAGCAACCGAGGCGTCAAGTGTCAAAAACCAACTTCTCACAGAAGGAATCAACATGTCAGATTGTACCGAAGTAGCGCCCGTGCGCGCAATCACTGTCCCATTTCACGGCGCTGAGCTATATGTTGTAGATCACGATGGCCAGCCTTACACGCCGATGAAAGCGCTTGTTGCGGCAATGGGCTTGAACTGGTCAGGTCAATTTGAAAAGGTCAAGGAAAACGAGTTGCGCTGGGGTGTTCGGAATATCCGAATCCCTTCAGAGGGAGGTGTTCAAGAGGCGGTTGCCCTTCCACTGCGCAAGCTGCCAGGCTGGATGGCAACCTTGGAGCCCAAGAAGATGAAAAGCGATGAGGCCCGCGCCCGCGTCATCCAGTACCAGAACGAGTGCGACGAAGTGCTCTGGCAATACTGGAACGATGGTGTTGCCGTCAACCCACGGGCCTTGTACTCGGTGAATCCGGGCGATGTTCTCACCAAGGAAGAAGCCGACACCTTGCGTCAGTTGATCGAAAGCACCGCCAAGAAGCTGGCTGGTGACAGCAAGATGCAGGGCAAGTTCATCTTGCAGGCCTGGTCAAAGCTCAAGAGCCACTTCAAGGTGGGGTATCGGGAGATACCGCGCCACGAGCTGACCGAGGCTATTTCCATCGTCAATCGGCACACTGTCGAATGGGAGGTGGTTGACGAAAGGGCGCCACAAGAAGGCACCGTCAACGAGATGGTTGCCGATTGGGTGAAGAAGCTTGAGGAGCCGAATGGCTATGGCTTTGTTCCATTCCTTCCGCTGGTTGAAGTAGTTCAGCGCAAGATGGGCTACAAATCTCATGTGACGGCTGGAGAGCCAGCAACCATCGATACTCATAGCCTTATGGTGTCAGACCTGAAGGATGATGTCTCCGATATGCCCATTGAGGTGCAGGAGGCCATTGAGACAAAAGCCATGCTGCTTGCGGTTGAGGCTCACAATCTAGCGCGCAAGCACTTGCGTCAACGGGTCGCATATGAAGCTGTCACAGGCTACCCAAACAGAGCTGTGAATATCTCAATTGCCCTTGATGCGGTGAAGCGCGGCGGGCTGGGTGAAGCACTGGCATATAAATTCCATAGCGAAGTGCGCTCCCTGCGCCGACGCGCTGACTTTTTGCTCGAAGGAACCCAGCAACTCCTAAGCAACTTAGAAACGTCAGCTCGAACTTCGCATTAATTTCTGCCATCTTGGCCCGCTTCGGCGGGCTTCCCTCCATGACGCCATCACTCGCCACCAACCTCACGAGCTACTTCACCGCTCGCTGGCACCGCGGCCCCAAGGTACACATCGCACCAACGGCCCGCGACTTGCCTGTGCCTGCGCCCGATGATGCGCGCGGTCTGTATTGGGGCGGCGCTGTGCACCTGGTTGCCGAACAGCCGCTGGACTCCATGGCGCAGACCTTGGCGCATGAGGCGATTGGCCACCATGGCCTCCGGCAGCTGATGGGTAGCGAGTGGAAGCACTTCATGCGTCACATCAGCGAAGGTGTTCGTGCTGGAGAGCCAGGACTGCAGCAGATTTGCCAACATATTCGCAGAACCTACACCGATGACGCTGGAAACTACCAGCTGACTGCTCGGCAGGAGTCGGACGAAATTTCCGGTTACCTTGCAGAGCAATTGCTGTGTTTTTCTACTGGCAGCATCAAGCCGGACCGCCCACTATCGCAGGCGCTTCAAGCAGTCAAAGGTCGGGTTCTGCGCGAAGGCCTCTGCCTAGATCGCAATGTCTCTCGATCCGAGCTGGAAGGTGCTCTGCTATTGGCTGACCTGAACATGCAAGGCTGGCCCTGGTTGCCTGTGCGCCACCGCATTAGGAGGTTTTGGCGGTCCTGCGGTAATATGCTGGGCATGAGCAAGCCCAATCCTTACAAGCCGCCCATGTCGATGCAGGAATCGCAGCGCCTGCTTGACGGTGCAAGGCAGCAGGAATTGAACGAGGGCCGGTGGAAGATCGGTTTACTCAAGTGGGTCTTTTGGGCTGTAGCGCTAGGTCTCATGACAATCGGCGTATTCAATGGATACTTCGTTTCAATTCTGATAGGCGTTGCAGTGATTGCACTAGTTTGCATCCTTGACCAATAGACCCCCAGCTTCTTCGGCCACTAACCCCACCCTCCCCCAAGACGAGCCCACTGATGTGGGCTTTTTTGCTGATGGCGAGCTTCACTGCCGCCGATAGCTCTGGACTCAGCGATAAGCGGCCACACAGATTTAGAACAATGGACTTAAAGTTCAAGCGCCTCACCGAAGCCAGTCTGCAAGACATCATCTCGCTCAACAACCACCCTGACGTGTTGCGGCAAATGCCACTTGGCAGCCCCGACTTTGATGAGGTGAAGGCGAAAGAATGGATCAAACAAAAGGATGCCCAGTGGGAGCAGAACGGGTATGGCCCATGGGCATTCTTCATCGATCATCAATTTGCAGGCTGGGGCGGATTGCAGCACGAGGATGGCGATGCTGATCTGGCACTAGTACTTCACCCGCACTTCTGGGGAAGTGGAAAAGCTATCTACGAAGAGATCATCAATCGGGCATTCACAACCATGGGGTTGGAGTCCATAACCATTCTTCTGCCGTTCTCAAGAACAAGAATCAAGGGGGTAGCGAGACTCGGGTTTCTGGAAGATGGCGAGGTTGAGTGCGATGGTGTTCGCTTCCAGCGTTTTCGCCTTCATGCGCCCGCTACTCCAGAACGATTCCGTTCTTGATCCACCGCAAAGCGCCCTCCCTCCCCTTCCCCTACCATCACCTTGCCTCTAGGAGCGGAGGCACTATGCTGTAAGTGTTTAGCCCGCTGTATGCGGGCTTTTTTTCGCGCTTACCTCCACGTCTTAATTGGAGGACTCAGGCTGCCTTACGTGCACCTTACAAAGTTTCAGCAATCGACTTGTGAATATCTATAAATTTGATTTATCATTACATCGCTTCTGAGAGGTGAGATGGAGAAGCACATTGGCGCATACCACGCTACAGCCCGCATAATGCGGGCTTTTTTTTCGACCAACGATGACGCAGAAGCGACAAACGCCTACCAAAACAACATAGCTACACGCTACTATCGAATAAGTGATTTGTGCCGAGTTCGTGCTCTCCTCCCTCCCTCTCTCAATACTTGCACGACATCCTTGCTCCCTCAAGGTCGGCTTTTTCTAGTGAACTTTGCCACCCCAGCGGTGGCATTTTTTTCGCTCACGCTGTAGCATTCCCTCAGGAGGAAGCGATGATTGAGCAAATTGATCCCTACATCAAATTGTTCCGTGAACGGGCTGAGCATCTCGACGCTGAAGGCGCTCCGCATGACCCAGACGAGCCACTGATACTTTTGGCAAGCCTCATGGGCAATGAGGAAGGCGCCCTCTCCGAGCATGCGATGAATGTACTCACAGAGATCGGTGGGCAGCTCTACCGCGAAGGCTTGCGACGAAGGCTGGATCGGCTGGCTGAGTAGCCTCCACGAGTAAGTCTTTGTGTAATCAGGATTTAGGGGATTAAAGAGAGTACTGTGGGTCTAGGCAATCCATCTCGATTCGCCGCAATAGACCGGAGGTCTATATGTTGATGCACCCCCTTCCTAATAGCAAGCTCAGCTTCTGGCAGCTTGTGAAGTCGATCTTCTCGACAAAAACTCCCGAGCCGCCTCCCAGCGTTGGGCAAGGCAAGACCCTCCCCAAAAAGGCTGAAGAAGCTGACCACAAGACCACTGTGTTCCCTCGCTTCGGTGAGTTCTAACCATAACTGAGGCATATATGACATTCACAGACAAAACAATTTTCAACATACGCTTAAGAACGCCTGTTCCCTTGAAGGATATTGATAGTCGCAATATCTCAGATGATGACTATGTGTTTCATCAACCATTCCGATCCGATGTTGAAGGACGCGAGGAAAATCCATTGAAAATTGTCAGGGAAAAGACGGCTCGACTTTTAAGACAAGCAGCGCGCCAAAAAGAGGCTGCTGCACGAACTGAGACCGGAGGTCTATATGTTCTCCCTACTTCTTTACAAGCGCCATCTTGAATTCTGGCGCGATCTCCAAGAGATCTTCCTCAGGCCCTTAGAGGAAGTCACCCTCACACCCAAAGCAGCTTCTCCAGCGACTCCCGCCTATGACTCAGAACCAGCAGAGCCGAAGGTTCCGGAGCAAAGGTAGCTGAAGCGGCAGGCCAGAAGCACAATCCATGAGAAGCCCCTTAGATCATCTATCTGCGCATATTCGCAATCTTCTTGCAGCTCATGGTGTTACAACCCTTGAACAGATTGCAGACATGTATCCTCACAAGCTACTGAGCATGCGCAGATTTGGATTCAAAGCACTGCGAAAGGTCGAGTGGCTTTTGCCAGACCAACCCTATTTCGCTCAGACATCTCCCATGAGACCATTGCGGTGCATGTGCGCCTATTGCAAGAGTGCAAAGTAACATGCTTCTGCCAACCGCCTTCGGGCGGTTTTTTGTTGTCCCAGCCACCACCAGGCATGAAAAAACCCGCCGAAGCGGGTTGTATTGTCTGTAAGTTTGATGGTTATGCCGCAGTATTGACTCTCGGCATAACTATTGGCGAACTTACATTAACGCTCTCAAAGACTTTCGAGTATCCACGCATCATGCAATCATATGCGTACATTGTGCGCAGTAGCCAGAGCTGTTGCCACAAAGCATCTTCAGGCTGTAGCAGCTCAATATTTAGACCAAGTCTGATAGCTTCTGACGCATCAATTACAGAACCGTGAGAATAATACTGATCTCGACTAGCCAGTCTCTGCACCAATGCATCAATATCACCCTCGTTCATAGCAGACAGCATGTTTGCTTTGAGCAACTGCGATGCCAACTTCTTTGTTTGCAAAACTGCAGCTTGGGCTGCCATCAAGACAAGAGCATCAATACCTTGCAGACGAATAATGAAATCGCATGGAGTTCCATTCAAGTGCGGATCGATAGGGCCCAGTTCCGAGTCTAGGCCCATCACAATGCTCCCACCACAAAACGTGATCACTGTGCCATTGCTCTTTGCCCTTCGAGGCACGATCACTCTGATGTCCTTGCCTGAACTTGTAATCACTGAGCATACTTTTTCTGTTGCATCAGTGAACCCTCCATTAGTCTCAATTAAGAGATCAATGAATTTAGATGTTGAAGCCCTCAGTAATTCCGAAAGATATATATCATCAGTCTGCTCAATCTGAGCATCAGATCGATCACAGTCCGAAAAATAAACCAAAAGGTCACGACCTGTGACCTTTTGAATATCAGATATGAGCAACTGTCTTAAATATCTATCTTTGTTCTGCACCCAAAACAAAGGAGACTGAGCAGGTTTTTTCGTACCGCGCGGAAATGATAGTTCTTCTGCCATATCTATTGAGCAATATACTATTAGGCCAATTCTGGCTCATTCCTGTCTTGTGGCACAACCTTTGGTTGCTCTTGCAGTTTACGGCGCTGCTGTTCCACCACACGCTTCAAAGACTCTTCAAGCCTTTCAGCCAATGGGTCTTGCGTGGGTCGTTCAACAAATACTGTTGTATTTGCTGGGCGTGAGGTCACACGTTGATTAAACAGACTTGCACCTGTCACGCCAAAGAGAAGATTTGAGTTCATCGTCATCATCTCCTTCACACTTCGATTTGAAGCATTGAGTTACCCTTGTCAGTTCAGACAATAGAAGAAGTCTATTGTTCTGGTTTGCCGCCTCTCGGCTAGTTTGTATCTTTGATGGTACCTGATTGCCGCGAAGTTTAATAGCAGAAAACCTTACGCTGCAACACTTCTGCAGCAATTTACACGAAATCAACCGAGAGCGTGAACCGTTACAATTACGTCAAAAAGGGATGAATCATGCGCCTGCTTACAGCCTCCGTAGTCCTGCTTTTAGCCACCCCAGCCATGGCCTCCAACTACGCCACCTGCGTGCTGGACAAGGCCTAGCGCTGATCCACCGCCCAGCCGCCCGGCACCTGCACGACCTTCTTGCGCTGGCGGAGGCCTGCCATCTCTGCGTCTAGTCTGCGAGAGTAGACCGGCTGCTCCGATTGGGCTGACTGTGTGGCGGCGTTTAGGGCTATGGCGGGGACGGCGTCGGAATTGATCATTTTTTGAGTTCCTGCGGTTCTGACTGCCCTTTCTTGCACCAAATCCGACAGCAACGCATTACGCGCAAGAGGGCGACTAAGTACTCCTGCAGCTGCGAGGGGGTGACCTGCAACGCCTGCCCCAAGTGCCGCCGTGATATCCAGCACGCTCAACTCCTTCGGTGCTTCTTTTAATGCCTGCATCGCCTTCGGGAATGCCTGCCCAGCCTCTGCAATAGTTCGCAGCTCCCCTGTCAGTGGCTTGTTTTGAGCAAGGTCTCGCGCCAGCTTTATGGCGTTCACTGCGCCAGTTTGCGGATTTAGAGCGCCTTGAACTGAATAAGTTTTGGCAATTGTCTGCCGTGCATCTCTGAAATTCTTCAAGATGTCTGCGCCTGACTCTCCAAGGCTGGAAAGATGCTTCTCTAGAGCGTCCTCTAGGGCTCCAGCTCCCATCTTGTACGCTTTGCCCGCCATGTTCTCGCCAGCGCGATACGAACGATCAGCGGCCTCGCGCATGTATCGAACCATGTTCAGCGCGTCTCCGGCATCGAACTGCCTTGCATTGAGCGCCTGGATGTCAGCAACAACACCGGGAACCTTGGCATTTGGGAAGGAAGCAGCCTGACTACGGAAAGGTGCAAGTGCCTTCTGCAGATCCAGTCGATATCTGTCAGTCGGCACCACCGTACCGGAAGTAGCCACAGGTTCGTATGCTTGCGCGGCGGTGCGGCGCAGTCCTTCAAGCGTATCAAGGTTGATGTTTACTTCTGGCTCAAGGCCCAACGCCCGCTTGGCCAATGCATTACTGACATTCTGGTTGCGCGAACTAGCCTCTTGCGCTGTTTTGATCTTTCCACTGAAAGCGGACATCAGTTCTGCCGTCTTTCCAGGAGATAAGTCGGCTGGTGGCAGCACATATCCCGCCTCGCGCGCCTGCTGAGCTGCTGCGGCGACTTGCGCTTTTTCCGGCAACACCACCTGCTTGCGACCAACAGCGAGTGGAGCCATTCCCCCAGCCAGTGCGGCCACCAGCTGAGCCCCCTCCCCGCCGCCGTTCTCGCGCGTAATGCCTGAGGCTGCTCCAGAAGCAGCACCGCTGGCGGTCTGCAGCATCGGGGCTTCCATCAACATGCCGCCCACGCCTTGGGCTACAGCACCCGCGCCCCGAGCTAGTGCAGCTCCTGCGCCGATACCAGTGGCGGCACCAGCCCCGCCCTCTACGATGTCCTGTGCTACGCGCTCGCTGGCAGTCTCTGGCTGCGGTAGACCAGCATGGGTCGCCAGATTGCCAACAGCTTGCTTCAGGGGTTGCAAGCGCGGGCCGTTGCCCTCGCCCATCACGGCGTCGGCTGCAGCGTTCAAAGGCTTGGCGATCAGGTTGTCTGTGACCATACCAGGAACGCTGGCCAGACCCTGCGCAAGACTGCGCACACCCAGGCCCATGCCACGGGTCACCTTGTCGCCCATGGACGCTTCCTCTGCAGGTGGAGCATTCCGAGGCTTCAGGCCAGCAAGCAGCTCCTCGTTCGACATCTTCGAATAGTCAGGGCCGGCGGCTGGAGGTGGAGCAGCCGAAACACTCTGAGCCGTCGCTGGTTGCTGGATCGATGGGGTAGGAGTCTGGGGTGTCGCAGGCCCGGAAGCAGGCGCAGGATTGCGAGGTGGCAGGGAGGCCAGCAGCTCATCGTTGCTCATTGAAGAGTAATCAGGTGCTGCCATCTCAATACCCCATTTCTTTCAGGCGTGCTGCAAATGCAGGATCACTTGCTGCGCGCCGCTGAATCTCGGTGATTTGGGCATTCTCGGTGTTGGCTGCTACCGCTGCATTCCCAGCCCCCACCACCTGACCAATACGCTGCTCAGAATTGGGCACTTCTGCTTTAATGCCAGCCGTTGCGATGGCTCGGTTCTTCAGCTTCTGGTCGATTACCTCAGGAGAGTCACCAGGCTGAGGAAAGTACTGCTGACGGGCATTCGCAAACTCACCATCGCTGATAGCAGCACCGGACTCGCGGCGCAGCACAGCGTTGATATAGTCCCGCTGACTCTGCTCGACCTTCTGCTGCTCAGCACTTTGTGTCCAGTTTGCAGCTGCACCCATACCGACGGCATCAGCTGCACGCTTGATTAACCCAGGCTGGGTCACGCCTTGATTCGCCAGATCCGATAGCGTCTTGTCGGCCTCCTGCATGCGGCTGCCGAACTGCAGCGCCTTGGACTGCACATCATTGAGCGGGGCTTGGCTTTTGTCCGCTGGGCCGCCAGGAATCGCCTCCAGCCCACCACTAGTGTTGAATCTGTAGCCTGCCGGCGCATTGGAGCGATTAGCAGCAGCCGCCCTCTCCTTGGCCGCTTCAATGGTGCCCAGGGCATCGATCATCGAGCGCTGAGTGCCGGTATCCGCGGCGATTCGCGCCTTCTCCAGCTCAGTCTGGTTGGCCTGCTGGCCCAGCATAGCCTGCACCAAAGAGCGCTGTTGATTGCCCTGCTGTTCCATTCCCTCCCGCTGCAGGCCTGCATTGACCTGGTTGGTAGCCATATCTAGGCGAGGCTGCTCTGCCCGGGCCGACAAATCCGCGCGGGCGGCATCCTGGAACGCCGCTTGGGCAAGTGATGGCCCATTGATCCGGCCACGGCGGGAATCAAATGCGCCACCATTGTTCGTGATCGAGCTGGCTGATACCTCCAGATTGCGCAGATTGTTGCGCGCTTCCCAGTCGTTACCGCTGTGAGCCACCTGGGGGGCGTTGAACTGCGGCACCTGTTGCTGTGGCTGGGTGTTGAAAGCCCGGTCTATCAGAGATTGGCCGGCCGGAGGCCTTGCAGCAGCAGGGGGAGTATCAAAAGCCCGTGCAACCAGCCCACCACCCATGCCAGGAGAGCCAGGACTTGCGCCATTTATAGAGACATCGCCACCCACATTGCCACCGCTGTAGGTGTTCGTGGACGGGTCGAAGCTGACCTTGTTGGATTGTGGAGTCCCCGCAAAGGCACGGCTCACCAGAGAATCCTGAACAGGTGCAGGCGCTTGTGGGTTTGCCACGCCGCTATTGGTAACGTTACGCTGCAGGGGGCCTGCTACAGGACTGGAGGCCGGAGTCGTAGCAGGGGCTGAGGGAGGCTTTGGAGGCGACGCCATTGCCACCTGCACCATCCCAGGCTTGGAGGCTGCCGCAGCATCTCCGAATGAGTTTGGCCTCGGCGCTCGATAGTCATCCATTGGGATTTGATCAATAAGACTCTGGCGTTGATCGTTCGTTGCCATTCCTGCACCTCTAATAGTTCAGATTGCAGTATCTACAGAGGAGGGATTTACGTCGAACCCTGTAGGGGGCACAATACTTCTGTTGGCGTAATGGGCGCCAGAAGTGCTAGTCATGTTGTGCAGCGTCAATGGCTGCTTGGAAAAGCAGTGGAAGTACGAGAGGTGGAGTTCGGAACCATCCCAGCATGACCGGCCGACACTAGCTCCCATTGGGAGCTTTTGTTTTCTACCCTTCGGTATACAATTAACTTGCCGTCTGAATAAAGTAAGTCGGAAGTGCTTAGAAGGTTGTGCAGTGTTAATGGCAGTTCGCAAGGACCGTGAAAGTACGAGAGGTGGAAATCGGTGCCACCCCCTCCCCTAAGCCCATCTAAAGCTCTCCCATGAGGGCTTTATTTGTTTTTGGCTTTATGCGATAATCAAACCGTCAGCGAAATGCCGCTGAAAGTGATGATCTGATTGTGCCCTGTCAATGTTGGTCTTTTTGACCAAAATGTACGAGAGGTGGAGTTCGGAACCACCCCCTTCAGAATTGTCCAGACAAAGCCCCTATTCAGGGGCTTTTGTCTTTCTGGCGGGAAGCCCCCTCGGCACGACTGTCACAACATCCAGTGATTCGCCGTTTGGCGCCATTGGCATGTGAGCGGTATATGACCTGCCTGTTACTGGATCGCGCAAGCCACTGTTGGACAATGCTGGTTTATGCGCTTTCGCTGCTGGATCAACCCAAACATTTGATCGTGGCTGCATAGCCTGTTCGGCAAAGCGGACTACCTCTTCTGGCGAAAAGCCATCTAGGTTCACCCGCCTGTCAAGCATGTGTGCGGTGGCTGCATCAGTCATCATTACATCGCGCGACTCGGTTGGTGGCGTACCAAGACGTTGCAAGGCTTTCTGTTGACCAGGCGTCACATCCCCCAGGCGATAGGTCCCGCTCCCTTTGCCCGCAGTCAGATCAGCCAACAAGCGAGCTTTCCCCTCTGGAGACATGGCCGCCATCATTGCGAGACTCTTGGGCAATGCCGCTGGTGTAGCAAGATTGGCCAACAACTCTGCGGCCGGCCGACGCTCAGTGGAGATTGCACCAACATCCTCCAGCTTCTGACCTATCCATTCCGAACCGGCTACTGGAGCAGGATGCTTGTAGCCCAAAGGCTCCATCGCCATCGCAGTCAGATCAACTGGCGCACCAGCCAGGGAAGCCAGGCTGCGCCCAGCGAGATCTCGAATGCCAGATGCGACTTGAGGCGAAGTGGCTTTGTCCACCTCATTGGCAAAAGCAGCATCGATCAGGGAGCGCGCAGACGCTCTGGGTGCTGCATTGCTCTGGCCAGCGCCAAACAGACGCGCAACAAGTCCATCCGGAGCGGGTGCTTGCGCCTGTGGCGAAGCATAGTTGTCGAAAGGAATGGAGTCGATGAGGCTGCGAGGTGGGTTGGTTGCCATGTGAACCTTACGCGATTGGTCCAGGCATCAATCCATCGCCCTGGCGCACCCAGGTTTCGTTACGGCCACTGGACTTGCTCCCAAACTCGGCTTCGAAGTTGGCCAGAGATACTGCGGCCTTCGATGGGTCGAAAATGTCAGAGTCAGTGCGGCCATACACCCTGTAGAGCATCCAGTTCACCAAAGCAGGATGCAGCTCTTGTCGTATCTCTGGCTTGTCGGTATCGGCGCGCATGGGTTTCAAAGGCAGCCGTTGCACTGTCAACTTGATAGTGCACTCCTGCGCAGGCCGTGGCCACAAATAGAGCTGCCCCGTGGAGACACCAGTAACCAAATGCGTTGGTCGATTCTGGGCGGATTGGAACTGCCAGCCCGGAAACAGGCAATCCATTTCATCGACGTGAATGGTGGTTAGCGGCTGACCATCTGCGAATGCTCGCAGAATCTGAATGGCAAGCGCGTTGAGGCCGATTGCTTCTGCACCAGCTGCAGCCTTGATCGTGCACCAGCTCGATGTCGAATCCCTCAAGAGTTGGCCACGTCGGCATGCCTCATCCTGGGCCTCATTGGCGTAGATGGTCAGCAGTTCGTCAGAGCACAGCACATCATCATCACAACCGCCAATGGAGTTCTTCCCGTCCTGGCCATCAGCCCGGTACAGCGCAATCAGCTCTTGGAGATTCATGGCAGTGCCTTAGCGCGCTTCCGCCAGTACGCCGGTCAACCAAGCACCGCCGTTGGGGTTGGGGTCGCTCAGGACGCTGAATGGGAAACGCAGGCTGTGCATGGAGCGCAGCTTGTTGAAACCCTGCTCTCCCAGGCGTTCATCCAAGGTCTGTGCAAAGTCGGTACGCTTCGAACGGGCCAGAACCTCCACGTACTTGCGCTTCACCTGGACGGGTTCACCTCGTGGAATGAACTGGTTGACGCCGTTCACGCCAACTTGGACAAGCAAAGGCTCATCGGCATTGTTGGGCGGATTGACCATGATGGTTACCCTCTCGTTCATGAACGCCTCCATATCGATGGCCTTCTTCGGCATGGGCTTGTCGACCACATCGATACCAGCATGGCCTCCGATCTCGCCTACGGTGCGAATTTCCTCTGCCCCCAGGAATTGCGAGTCTGCATCGATTTGTTTGCGTGTTGCCATTGTGCTTGTCCAGTCAATTGAAAATGCCCGGCACCCTCATGGAGCGCCGGGCGTGCCCATTACAGGGCGGAGACACCAGCCTCAATCAAGGCCATCCAGCCCTCATTGAGCAACGTGCACTGCATGTAGAACTTGGCGCCCACATAGCCGCGCTGGCCCAGGGGGTCGCTCTTGTCCTTCTGACCAGGCGGGATGTAGGTGGGATCCACCGCATCAGCACCGCGCAGAGCCAGTTGACCCCAGGCGTCCTCGCCAACCACAATGAACGGGTAAACGTCCACCTTGGTAGCGCCCATCAGGCCAGTAGTGCCGATGTCGGCACCCGCACCCAGATAGGGAGCCAGCTCAGGGCTGGTGATGAAGCGGAAGTTCTCGCAAGAACCCAGCTCTTGCGCATGGACCGGCTTGCGGCTGCCATAAGCGCTGACATGCACGAAGCCAGGCAAATCACGGATATCAGCTTCGGCATCCGAGTGCACGAACACCAGATAGCTGGCTTCCACCGGCTTGGTAGCGATATCCACGCTGGGGGCCAGAATGCCCGTCACACGCTTTGCATGGTTCGCCTGCAGGTTGCGGCTGACCTTGCGCAAGGTGTTCAGAGAAATTTTGCCGTCCACCGTGGCACGGCTGGAGCCAGCGCCACCGTAGAACACGTTGGTGCAAGACTTGATGACGCCATAGCGGATCATTTCACGCAGCAGGCCTACGCGCTCGCCGCACTGCTTTTTCATTTCAGCAGGTACGTCGTCCTCGTAGGTGTCCACCACCTGGTCGGTCAACTCATACAGGCAGCCGTACTGCTTGATGGTTGTGGTGATGTCCTGTGGCACCAGCGTGTCAGCCGCAGGCGTTACGCCTTCTGTCAACTCGTGGGCAACGGCATCCACCACCGGGCGGTTGCGTGTATTCCAGTCCGTGTTTGCCGCGCCAAAAGGCAAGTAGCGGCGATAAACGACCGTGCGGCCGTTGTTCTTGGGGATGGCGCGCTGAACACCAGTGATACCCAGCACTTCCACGCCAACAGCGTGCGCCAGGATCTCCCCCTTCAGTTTGCCAATTCGCTCCGCTGGAGCAGTCGTCTTGAATTGAGCCATGATTTAACTCCTTGTTGGGCTACTGCCCTAAAGTGCGTTTGAACGCAGCTTCCATTGCTTCCTGTTCTGTAGGCGCGGCTTGGGGACGCTGGGCAGAGCCTGTTGGAGTAACGGCACGCTGTAGTCGCTGTTGGCCCTTTGCCGCCTTTTCAGCGGCCTCCTGCTGGCCAGCAATCCACTTGTCGTATCCGTCCACCACAGAGGCCAGTGCTTCGGCGGTTTGTGCCGCCTGAAACGCCTGCCGTGTTTCATCCCCTTGCGCGGCCAGCCACGAACCAAATGGTTGCGACTGCACCTTTTCGCGCCACCCTGGTTGAGTGCGATCCATCACAGCGAGCTCGATGAACATCTGGTCTGGCTCGGCCTGCTCCACCGCTTGAACAGTGGCCACTGGTTCTTGCGGTGCAACTGGCGGGGCCGCCTGAGCCTGCGGCTGCTGCGACTTGATCAACGCTTGGATGCCTCGGTACACATCCGGGTAGTCCTGCTCAAGCTGCTTGATTTCAGGCAGATCCTCAACCGACACAACTGCCTGTTGAGATGCCTGAACCTGCGGCGCCGGAGGTTGTTGTTGCAGGCGGCCGATCAGCTCACCTACCCTTCCCTCAGCCTTACGCAGCCGCTGCTTGAGAGGCTCTACTTCCGATGCGCTTTCAACCAGGCGCTTTAGTTCACTGCGCTTGAAGCCTTCAAACAACTCGGGGTCGTCTTCTGTGGGAGGCTTCTCAACTGGCGTTTCACCAGTCTTTTCAGCTCCCTCAGCATCTGGCGCCTCAGGCTGTTGTTCAGGCTCCTGTGGCTCTGTTGGAACCTCTGGCTCTTGAGGAACCTCGGCTACCGGCGCAACCGGTGCGGGGGGCTCAAGACCACTGGCCTCAGCAAATCCACGTTCAAACGCTGCTAGCTCCTGTTGCTGCTCGTCCATGCGTCATGCACTCCTTAAATCCACTTCCACCAAGGTCAGTACGTTGGCCCAACGTTGGTGCTCAATTCCGGGTCTGGTTTATTGGCCAGAGCCAGTAGTGACTTAAAGGCTGCAATTCGCCCTCGCATCTCTGCAGTGGCTATTGCATCCAGCACAGGCGAATCGTTCTTCTCTCTCAGAATGGCAATTTGTCCCTCAGCGAACTGTTGAACTGCCCGCCAGGTCTGAGAGCTAATATCGACTGCCTGCTTCGTCATGGAAGCAGTTTCAATTTGGAGGGGATGCGCGTCCAACCCTACAGGGGGTTACAGCACACCATCAAGGCGTTGCGTCTCAATACCCTGCTTCATACCGATGTCTGGACTCACCGGGGTACCTGGATGCATAGGATCCGTGTTCTCCTGTGGCTCGATGGGTGGAATGGCCGAAGTGTCAGCCTCAGGGTAGATTGGCGCTACATCCTGGTCTTTGAACCCAACTGATCGAGCAAGGCCATCAGCAAGCCCTGCCGCTTGAGGCACTGCGGCAATGACTTGAGCGGTCTGGACTCCGCTGTAAAGCGTCTCCATGCCGACATTGGTAGCCTCTGCATCTGCTTTGCGAGCCAACGCCAACTCTTTGGTCTGCTGGGCCTCCAGTAGACCGGCCTTGGCCTCCAGAGTTGGATCAGGCGCTGGTTGCTGTGCTTGCATCGCATCTTCGTCCATCTGGAACTTCTTCGGATCCAGACGCTGCCCCTTGCATAGCTCGGCCGCCAGTTTGGCTGGATCGAGTTTGTAAAGCGGATTGGCAGCAGCTTGAAGCATGGACATCAGGAATTGCTGCTGCGCATCACGCTCTACCAGGGCAGATGACGCACGCACATCCACCTGAAAATCTCCCTTGATGCTCTCGTCATCGCTGTAGATCATCATCCAGTCGAAGTAGCGACGGATGTGTGGAGCAGTCATGTAGTCGTCAAACCGCTTGGCAAGGCGTCGCAGAACGCTGGTGGCGTTGTTGTTCTGCATCTGCATGCCGCCTAAGGTGTTGGGCGCATCGCCACGGATACCCTGCAGCATGGCGGGCATGCCGGTTGTGTCCTCGGCCATCTTGAGCGCGAAATTGATGATGTTCATCAGTTCGTTCTGCACGGATGGGACAACAAAGGCATTAAATGCGCCGCGCACATCCTGAACTGTGGCGTTTGCTTCTGCCCTCCACACCTTGCCTGGGCGAAGCGCATAGTTCCCATCAGCAGGTGTGATGTTGTTGCCTATGATGATCTGCGGCGCCGCCGACAGCCCGCCATTGTCCATCATGGCCCGGGCACTAGCATTGAGCATGCGCTGCGTGGTGCGGATCTGGCGACTGATGCCCATACCCCATGGCATGCCAGGGCGACGCTGCCAAGCCAAAACGTCATACGGGAACTCTCCATTCTCCTGGGGGCTCATGACACACTTGACCAGACGATCATTGATCAGGACTGCCATGGTTGGCACACGATCCTCTTCATCCTCTTCCAGATCAACACCGATGGCTGCCAGGTGCTCCTTTGCGCAGTAGCCGTAGAAGATCCACATCTCGTACTCATCATCGCCTGGGCGGTAGGTCGCCTCGGTGCCTTCACGCACGCGGCTTGGCCCTTCTTTGAGCGCTGCTTTCAGGGCAGTGGTGTCGTAGCTCTCATCAGCCAGCAATTCCTTGATCTGGCGCTTGCTGATGCACTCGCGCTCCCAGATATAACTGCCGTGGTGGATGTTCTCTCCACAGGAAGGGTCAGGGAAGAGATTCCATGGATCAATGCGCTTGCTTGCCGGCTGGATTTCGTCCACCTTGACCATGGCCGTCAAGCCAGTCACTGGGTCCTTCTGCGTCACCCGGACAGTGCGCATGACCGGGAATGGCCCTTTCAGTACACCGGAGCCAATGCGCGCCGAATCTTCAATGACCTGGCGCACCTCTCCATGCCAATTGGATTCAACCAACGGATCCTCAATTGCATCCTGCATCCTCAAGGCCGCTTCTTCAGCCTGGGCCTGCTGCGCCTCCAGCTGTGATTGCAACTGCTCGGGGCCCTCAGCGCCCATCTGTTGCGCAAGCGCAGTCAGTTTGATGGGTGAAATCTGCGGCAATGGCGTTGGCTTGATTTCCCAGCACCGATCATCGATTGGCAGCAGCATGTCCGATACTCGTGCGCTTGCTGCGTCCGTATAGCTTCGAGTGATGTTCAGGAAGATGACAGAGCGACCACCCTCATTCCTTTTCATGCTCTGGCCACTCAGGATTGCGGTCTTGCGGCTACGGTAGAGCTGGTTGGCATTCTGAAAGTCACGGTTGGCATCATCAATGCCCTGATAGTGCTCTTCATCCTCTGTCCACTCTTCCTCGATGCCAGCTCCTGCGCGCCCGGAGATGGCTTCTCGGCGCTTGGTCAGGAGCGTATTGAGGAAAGTGCGACCAATATCCGCTCCAGAATCTGGGCGGTCATGCTGCATGTCTGCCTGGTTGTTTTCTGTGATTGCTTGCATGTCAATATCCCATCTCTGGATCGTGTGCTACCCAGCTTGAATTGATTGCTATAGGGCGCTCTTGCTGGGCTCTGTACATGTGCTCGGCCGACATGGCGATATACCGGAATGCATCTGCCCCATGGCTGTACTCATCGTGCAGCGGCCCCATGGGCTCATTCGTTTTGCTGTTGACCGCACGCTGGTAACGTTTCAGGCATTCCAGCAGCCTGGCTGCCTTGCTCTTGTCGAAGTAGCATCGTGGGAAAAGCATGCGTGCAGACTTGATCCCCTCTTCCACACTGAGGGCCGGATTGCACTTAACTTGACGCCGGCCAAGCAGACGCAGCTTCTGCTCTGCGGTCTGTCCCGTCTGGAAGTTTCCAGCATTCCCGTCGTGCGGCAGATAGTCCCAGCCCCAGCGGTATGGGCGCTTGTCTAGTTGGGCGACATACCAATCCAATGTCCGGTGGCTGTCCTCTATGTAGTCGATGATCCGCACATCCTGCGCGCCGCCAATCTGGACCATTGCGATGGTCATAGAGTCATTCCAGCCCAAGTCCCAGACTGTGTGTACTGGCAGACGCGTGTCATATGGCACATTGCCAACACGCTGGTCCTGGTACAGCGCTTCAATCTCAAAGCGATAGATTGCCCCGGCAGATACCGTACGGGCCTTGCCCTCCCAGATATGCTCGTAGTCCTCCTTGAGCATGGAGCGCTTGGCCTTGAGGCGCTCTTCATTCAGGACATCTGGAAACCAGGGGTTGTCCCGCCAGTTGATGTCGCAAACCCAGGTGTCATCAGAGGGTGTGGCAATGAAACGCTGGTAGGTTTCATCCGTCTCCATGTCCGGATTCAGAGTCAGCCATATCTCACTGCCTTCCTTGCGGATCGTTGGCGTAAGCGTGTCCCAGGACTTCTTGCTCACCCCATGGGCTTCTTCCACCCAGACAAGATCCACCCCCTCAAAAGACTTGATGGAATCCACCGTGTGGCTCTGCAGGCCTGAAAACACGATCAGAGTGCCATTGGCACCCCGAATCTCAGTATCCAGCACTTCATAGAACGCTTGCAGGCCAAGCTTGATGATCTTGTCTTTGAGCAGCCGATGCACAGAGTCGCGCATGGACTTCTGTATTTCACGGGCACAGAGGATGCGCAATGGATTGCGAGCCCCCTTCTCCAGCAACACCTCAGCAACACCGTGCGACTTACCACCACCACGGCCGCCTTTCATCACTTTGTACCGGCAAGGCTTGTACAGCCCCGACAGCTTGGCAGGGATTTGCACGTTGATGGCCAGGGGGGCACTCATTCCTGGTCACCCTCATTCCTGGCAGGTGCCTGTACAAACGTAACGGTGGATTGAACCTGCATCGCACCACCACCTGGGCCGCTGTGTTCCTGTTCAAACTTGTCGCGCCACAGATCCGGACGGCGATTCTTCAACCAAAAGATGGCAGCTGTCGTATCTGGCGGGTAATGCTTGATTGTTGGCGTAATGACGATCTCGCCATTGACGCTTTTAATATCGTTCTCGGGATGCTCATAACCAGTTGCTCGGTGGAACAGCTTGCTTGCCACCTCTGCATCAGCTCTAGTCTTCCCCTTTTTTATGGACTCAAAGAAATCTGGGTGAACCTTCTTCCAAGTGTTTACTGTCTGCTCTGTGACCTCGAAAGCCTCAGCTAGATCTTTGTCGGTCGCACCCAGCTTGGCCAGCTTGAGAGCCCAATCCGAATACTCCTCACGATAGGCAGTTGGTCTACCTAAAGGCGCAGCAACGCCTGCCGCCTTCTTCTTGACCGCAGGCTTAGCTTTAGAGTTCTTGGTGGTTGCAGGCCTTGCGCCTTGCTTTGGTGTTGCCATTCCCTGAGTGTTCAGGGAAGGCTACTTGGTGTCGAACCCTACGAGGGGGCTAATCTTTCTTGCTCAAGTGATGAGCATTTAGTAGTTCTTTCATCTCATTCAAATATGCATCTCTCTCAGCCTCTAATGTTTTCTTTTCATGCCTTAGCGTAGAAATCTTAGCAATTAAATTATCACGCTTTATACCTTCTGCTGCACTTGACGAAAACTCTGAAGGCTTCTCTATCTCATAAAGTGTTATGGAATTGTCTAAACGATCGATAGCCATAGATGCCGCGTTTGCCAATGCCGTAACCGCCGCCAACCTTACTGACTCTCTACCATTCCAAACCAACAAATTCTGTGCTTCGGTAGCTTTCGCGAGCTCATCCCTAGTATTGACGAGTTCTTGCTTTTGTATCTTCACAGACTCGGTAAGCCAGAAGAATGCCGCAAAGGCAACTATCGGATTCATCAGCCCGCCCAAGAAATCCCCAAAAGCCCCCCATTTGTCAGAATCAGTTGCAGGATTTTGTCCAAGGATTAAACCAAAGTAGATCAGATATGCCCCAACAAGGCACACTGCTATTCCTGCAACCCATTTCTTCCATGAGAGCACTCTAGCCTCCAACTCCCGCAATTGTTCTGAGTTGCTTTGTTGAGCCAATTTTTCACCTACTTCCATCACCAACTCCATAAATGTGAAGCGCAGAACTATAGTTTGGATCGCTTGCGCCTAAATTACAGAGACAGCTTATAAGTCTGAAAAGCCTAGACCTCACATCTCAATTGCCATCTGCCGCCCATCCGCCTCCAGCATCTCCTTGAGCCCCGCAACTTGACGCTTGAGTTTTTCCACCTGGTCAGCCAGGCGTACTGTCAGGTGCGTATGCTCCACCACGGCGGCCTGGGCGGCTGATCCAGCGGCAAGAGGAGCCAGCATGCGCCACTCTCCTGGGGTGAGCGACATCACTTGGTCGCCCTTCTCGATCTTGGCGTATCCCCGGGGGAGGATGGTTACGCTCACCGCCTCGGACTGCTCAGGCACCTCGGCCGGCTCATAAAGGCCGCGCTCAATGCTGATGATCTTGTCCTCTCGCTTGAGGGATTTCAGGGCTTCATCGACCGTCACGGTCTTCAGCCCTGTTTGGCGCACCAAGGCATCCCGAGTGATTGGGGCGCCGAGGTCGTAGAGTTCCCAGACTGCTTCACAGACGCGGGCCTTGGCGGTTCGCTCCTGGGCGGGGGTCAGCTTTTCGGTCATAGGGCCTCCTTTTCCTGTTGAATCTCTGTCTCGGGGCTTGGCCACTTGGGAAGATCCTTGGGCCATTTCCCTTGCATCTCGATCTTTCTGCGGGTGTCTGCGCCCCAGGCTTCGGCCACGATGGCGGCAGCAATCCTGGGGTAAAGCTCGTACTGGTCAAATTTTGGGTGGCACCCCTTCACCCCTGGCCTGTCACAGCACAGCGGGAAGCAGGTGCGGTCATCAGTCTTGAGGCCTGCCCCCTTTCCATGATTGGCATGCGCTGCTTGGCTGTATCCAACAATCTTGCAGGCGCAGCATGGAAGGCTCGCCACCAGTCGGCGGTAGCCCTCATGGCGCAGAAACTCACCCTTTGACACTGGGATAGCTGCAGCAGACGCCAGTGCGTAGTTCGGCGCAGCAGGCAGAGGTCGGCACACAGGCTTTGGGGCAATCTGCCGCTCCAGGCGCTTGAAGCCACTGCGCCTCATCGTGCGCCCTCCAGAAGTCGTCGGGCCTCACCCAGCTTTTGATGGACCACCAGCACACTCACCTTGTTGGCATGTGCAAGCGACTCAACACTGACGCCGCGGCCACGCTCCAGATGAAGATTCATCAAGCGCATCGGCGTCCAGTGGCAGAACTTGCCTTTTTCTACCCGGTGCAAATACCCTCTGTAGACGCACTGCACCCATTTCTGGCTCATCTTGTATTCATCGGCGATCTGTCTCCAAGTCATCCGACGAGCAACACAGCCGGCCAGGTCGTAGAGTTGGGCATCGGTCCATTGCTTGCGGCTCATTTCCGTGCGTCCTCCAGAGCCTGCCATGTGAGTTGAACCATAGCTTTGATTTCGCTATAGATTCTGGTGAACTCTTGTTCATTCCTCCAACGGCAGTTTTCCTCCCATTGTTGGTAGGAGAACTGAGGCGTCGGGCCAATTCCAAACCCTACGCCTCCAAGACATAACCAATAGCCATGCTTGAGGGAAAGCCTTGGCTTCATCGCACCACCCTCCCCTCTGCCCGATTGCTTGCTTCCTGAGAACGCCAGATTTCCACCTGCAGCTCAGCTGCCTTCATCTTCCAGCGGAACAGTTCCTCAGCCTCTACAGCCGATTCCAAGCCGTTCAGCAGCTCGATGTACTCGGGGTGGCTGTAGGCGTAGGCTTCACGGTCGGCCACGGTCTTGCCCTCGGCCTGCTGCATGAGGATGGCCTTCTTGGATTTGCGGAACTCTTCCAGCTGGACACGCTTGGCCTTGGCTGCCGCGTATCGGGGTGCAGTCTGGAGCAAGTAGTCAACCGCAACTTGAGGATCAATTGGTTCGGACATGGCGCACCTCCACTTTCACCATTCCGCCGATCTGGTCGGCCTTGTCGATACCCAGTTTCCAATTCTTGTCATCTACTCCAAGCACATCAGCCAAGCCATCAAGGCCAGACTTCATGCGCGCCAGGGCGTTATCCAGATCAAAGGCGCGGCGGCTCGGCGGATAGAACAGCAGATCAATGTGCAATTTCTGCACTTTGGTACGGCTGACTCCCTGAGCCCGCGCCTGCAAAGCGCACTCTGCGCGGTACGCCTTCTTGGCCTTTGCCACCACTGCCCAATGCAGGCGAGCATTAGGGCTCAGCGCCTTTGGCGGCCATGGCAGCGTCAGGGCAGCGATCAATCCAGAGGCTTGACCTCCTCCGACGATGGCTTGAACCCTTTGGCCTTGAGTTGCTCCCGCACAGCCTCCCTCATCCCGGACCAGGCACCCGCCGCATCCTGGTCGGCTTCCAGCTTGGCAGCCTGCGCCCTGCTGTAGTGCCACCACCCCGGCGTCATTGCCAACGTCACCAGCCAGTCCCGTGTTCTTTGAAATTCGCTGCATTGCTCCCCCCTCATGCGGCCTTGCGCTCAATAAGTTGCGTGAAGATCCCGTTCGCCGCGTACTCCCGGCGATTTCGACCCGACCGGATTCCTTGCGCTGCAGCTTTGGTGATCCCGAAGTGGTCAGCGGCCTGCTGATTTGTTCCAATGAATGCACGCAACCCACGCACCATCTCGTCTGTGATGTGCGAACGCTTCTTTCTGCCAATCGACTGGCGCATGCGGTGCAGAAGAGTCATCTTCTTGCCCTTCTGGGAATGGCCTCGCTTTACCTTCTTGATGTGCCCGAACGCCACACATGCGGGGTCTTCACACTTGGGAAGCAACACATCGCTGTTTGTCAACGACTTGCCTGTGGTCGTCTCCCAGATCAACCTGCGCACCGATGTCTTGGGCTTGCCACCTGGGACATACACCAGCGGCCCCTGACGGCCATTTGTTGATCCAGCCCACAACTCGCAGCCGGTTTCGTTGTCAATGCGGCACTTGCCAAGGAGGTACGCGAGAAGCTCATCAGCAGACATTTGCCAATCTGGCAGTGCGTAGCCAGTCCATTCACCGACATGCAGCCTTTTGATGCGGCCTTCTGCCTCCAGCTGCTTGAGCACAGGTGCAATGTTCTTGCGCCAGTTGAAGCTTGCGGTGTCGCCCAGGCTTTGGGCCAGTACCAGCCCCTTGCTGACGAGTTCCATGATTTGCTCTTTGGTCATGCCTCTACCCCCTTGATGCGGGCAAAGCGGTACTTGCCAACCGCGTTTTTTTCCAGATAGCCAAACCGCACCAGCGCATTGACATGCCACTGCATCGCGTTGGGCGTCATGCCAAAGCGCTTTGCAGAGACATTGATGGGAGGCAACTGATCGTTTTCAGTGAAGAACTCACGCATGAATGCCAAGATGCCAAGCTGGTCAGGAGTGGCGACAGTAGCCGGCGTTCTCCCGCCCTTTCGCAGCACCTCGGTCTTGCCGGTACCACGAATGGCAGCGGCCAGCGCATTTGCTTCCTTCATGTAGGTCACTGCCATGCCATCCGCCCTTCCATACCCAGGGCTAGGCGTGCTTCGCGCTGGCTGTACCCACTGACCGACTTGTCGTTACGCTCAACGCGCCACAAAATGCGACGCGCCCAGTCTTTGCCGTCGTTCTTGGGCTGCAGGTCAACCTTGATGGGTTCTAGCTTTGGCGCAGGAAGGGCCTTGATCCCCTGCTCTTGCGCATAGGTCTTGCGGGGAGTCAGTGCTTCACACACAGCTTCGAACTGCGGCAGATTGGGCGGAAACTCAGGGTGCTCTCGTGTCAGCTTCTTGGCTGCGGCCTCAATGGTCGCGGCGGGAAACTTGCTCAATGCAGCATCCCAAACTTTCATGGTCGAACGAATCCCGAGATCCCGCCCCTCCGAATCGGTCACCCCAGTGGCGAACTTTGAGAGGAACAAGGAGCCATAGGAGCCTTGCAAGGTCACGAACAGGAGTTTCACCGTGCCGCCAACCTGACGCTCTGCAGCTGGATTGCTTTGCTGTGCTGCGCGCACAACGGCGCCTTCGAATTCAACAACGTTGTGCATGGTCATGCCTCGTAAATGGTTGCAGCTGCTGCTGCGAATTTGTGGCCTTGGTTACCGCGCTGCACTGTGCGCGGGGTACGCTCATCAGGCTTGAGCCACTCAGCCATCAACCCCTGCGATCCACGGGCACACCAGACCTGCAAAAAGTCTTCAAGGGCCATTCCTGCGATGGCAGCTTCACGACGGGCGACATTCACGACCGTCTGAGTCACTGCAGCCTTCTTTGCCTTGCGGAGTTGCAGCCAGTCCGACCAGGTTTGCTCAGTCACGTCATCAGGCCGGTGAGGCAAAGAACGACCTGAACCAGAAATCTGACGGGTTGAGGAAGGTGGAGCCGAAGGCGATGCATCTGCATGCACAGATGGGGCTTGTGTGCCACTAACGGCTGCTAGTTCTTTCACTACCTCTTTATCTGCCTCTTCTTCTTTATCTATATCTGTATCTATATCTATATCTGTACGCGTGACATCGTGACATGTCACGCGTGACTCATCCGTGACCGCCTTGGAACCCGCGCCAGACTTAGCTTTCGCGCGCTGCTTGCGTTTACGCTCGGCAGCGGTGGGGTCGGCATCACTGCGCATCTGACGGGTGTCCCAATTCAGGGGCTGCATGGTGTCCTGGTCGACCAAACCGACTTCTGCCAGGCGACGAACTACGTCTTCAAGGGTGCGCGTGTCCAGGCCCATCTTCACTGCGACCTTGCGCATCAGCAGAGGACCGGAATCGTCCAGAACGCCCTGTCCCTTCAGGCACAGGAGCGCCATGAAGTGCCAACGGTCTTCAAATGCCAGCAGGCGCAGCTTCTCGTCATCAATCATTTCCGTGTAGGCACGGAACCATGGCAGTTGTGTGCTCATGCTTTCTCCCATCCTGGCGCCTTAGTGCCGTTACCCATCGTGCGGGTGAATAATTGGTTGGAGCGGCGGATGTAGCCATCGCGCGCCGCCTGAGTGAAGATCGATCCCCAACTGCGCAGATCAGCAGGAGCAATGCCCTTGTTGATCGCTGCAAGCGTTACTTCCTCAGCGCAGAAGGGCCTGGTGGCTTTCTTGGCGAAAGCGATCAGGAAGCCGTAAGCATCGTTCTCGAAACTACGCGGCGCCTTGCCGAACAGGTCTTGCTGCTTACGCATTTGCATCCCTTTCCAAATCCGCAGGCAATGGATTGCCACGCGCCACGTTGGCCAGCAAACTAGCCTCATGCATCCACTGATTCGCATCCTTTGTCAGAGACTCAAGAATGAGATCGCTTCGCTCCTGGCGGCGGGCAATGCTCACGGCGTCATATGCATTGACAACGTATTTGGGCAAGCGCATACGAACCTCTACGGTGTCGCTGTCGGGGTTGCGTCCGCGTGCAAAGTTAGGAATCTCGGAGTGGTCTGCCATGGTGTGATCCTTGTTGACAGTGCCGGATTCGCCCGGCCGGTGATACGTTTTGAAGTTTCGGAATCTGAGGCCCCGGTTAGCGGGGCAGCTAGAAGGGCTATGGCTCGGAGAATTCGAGAACTGCCGACGAACAATCGGGTGCGGCTGGATGAGGACCTGGAGCATCAAATGGCTCATCCATCTCATCCGGCGGGGCTCCCTTGATCAGAGGCCAAACACCTGGGTGGCACTCAATCTGAGTGGCGTGCGCCAACTTAAACGGGATGCCATTGCGCTTGCATAAGGTGCCTGCGGGCAAGGTAAAAGGCTCAACCATGGGCCACCTCTTGATCGTCAACAGGTGGCTTGCTGGAGCAGCGGAAAGTGGTCTTTTCGGAGAACCGCTTGATACGGAAGTGAGCTCGATAGATGGCCTGCATAGCATCTTCAACAGTCAAGCCATCAAGCAGCACCAGGATTTTTTGGGCTCTGATCTCAACTTCAGATGGAGCGTTGATCTGCTCAACCATGTGCCACCTCCTTTTGCCCGGGGGATGGGCGGGATTTCTTGATCGGAGCGATAGAGATGGCAGCGTCCAGATCTAGGCCTTTCAGCTTGGATCGCGCCGCCAGTCGCAGGAACTTCACTCGCGCGTCAGGAATGCCAGACTGCTTCCAGTTGCTAACGCTGGGCATCGAGATTTCGCACATCCGGGCCACCTCAGCGGTTCCGCCCAGGGCCTCGATGATCTTTGTGGCATGAGTGTTCATGCCTCCAATATTAGCCCAAGCTACCATTAATTGCAAGCCTGAGCTAATTTATTATTTGTTAGGCTAAGCTAATGAAAACCCTGCAAGAGCGGATGACAACCGCATTCCCGCCACCACATCGGCGCGGCCTGTTTGCGGAGATTGCCCGCGCCTGTAGTGTGTCGAGCCCTACGGTTACGGCCTGGTTTACCAAGCCAGAAAAGGTGTCCACCATCTCCAGGGCGAATGCAGAGCGTCTCTGCGGGCATTTCAATCTGCTCATATCCCCAGAGTGGCTGGCTGAGGGAACTGGCGCAATGTGGACTTCGCAGGTTGCCGGAGGCCCGGCACCCAGCATTGACCTGCTGACCTCAGACGTAGGCGATCCCATAGAGCTAAAGGGGATGAGAAGGATTCCAGTGGTTGGTGAAGTGCGCGGGGGTGACGATGGGTTTCTGGAAGAGTTCGAATACCCAGTGGCCTATGGCGAAGGCTATGTGCTCTACCCCACCACCGACCCCAACGCATACGCTGTGCGCGTGCGCGGCGACTCCATGCACCCCAGGTATCGCGCCGGAGAGTTTGTGATCGTGGAGCCCAATATCGAAGCCCAGGAAGGCGACGACGTTGTGGTGATCTGCTGCAACGGCAGAAAGATGCTCAAGCAGCTCAATTGGCGCCGCGATGGCGAAGTGCAGCTGTTATCCATTAATAACGGCTACGGGCCGCTGACACTGGATAAGACTGAGATTGACCGAATCCAGCTGGTAGCCGGCCGAGCCAGGCGCAATGCGATGTGCATGTAGGCAATAAGAGCAACCGAGAAATGAGGGGCTAAGTTGGCGAGCATCAACGATATCGATACACAAGAGGCAACGAACCTTTTTGCTGTCCGTCGGCAGTGCCTGGACATAGAAGAATGGATCCCTCAGAAGAGCCAGCCAAACACATGGGTGGCGTCCGGAGGTGTGCTGAATATGGACGAGACCAGCGCCAATCTACTGGTGGAGCTTTTCTTCAGGAAGTCTCAAAAAACCGGGACTGCTTGGTACAAGTTCACTGTCTTCAAGCGCAATCTGTGGGGCCTTGAGCGCGCCTATCAACTGGATATTGAACAATTCACCAAAAAAATCACGCCTCATGACTTGCCCCATGAGCACTTTGGCAAGGATCGAATTTCTGGCGAGCGCGACTGGGCTAATTGGTCTTTCACGGAAAGCTTGCAACACTTCTCCAGACGCACGAAAATAAATTTCCTACCAGATGTGGAAGATCCACATAAAAGCTTTAGCCTCAAGGTGCAATGATGATTTGTCAGCAAATTTCCTCACTCCTCGGAATGGCCTGCCATCCGTTGGATGATGCTGGCTATCTGGCTCTCCTTGAAACGCCGTTCAAGTTCGCAGACGGCGACTCCATGCGCGTGTTCGTGGAGCATCTAGGAAACAACCGCCTGCGCTTTTTTGATGATGGCAGCACGCTATTCCATTTTCTTGGTCGAGGCGTGAGAATCAACAATGGCATGCAGACTCGATTCTTGAGCCAGGCTGCTGCCGAGAATGGCAGCATCTTTACTGATGATGGTGTGATTGAGGTTTGGGCAGATCAGGCCAGCGCGCCAGAAGCTTTTGCCAAGTACATCAGCACATTGTTGTCTTTGCGCCAATGGGAAGTGACTCATTCCAATGTCTCACATGACGCTGAGATTTTTGTAGAGGAAGTAGCTATTTATCTGGCAGCCTGGAAGGGTGCTGACCATGTACGCAGACGCCCAAAAGTCACCGGCCTGACCGGTCGAAGCTATGACTTCGACTTTGATGTTGATGGTACGTTGGTGCTTGCGGTGTCACCTCATCATGCATCTGCAAATGCAGCCCTGCACAAGCTGGTTGACATACGTAGCTCCCCAGAAAATCAGGGGGCAGACATTCTGGTGGTGATGGAAGACCGACAAGATCCCAAGGCCGCGAAGACGGAGTCCACTGTGCTTGGAGCGGTAAGCCGCGTCCTGGGCATGAGGCAATTGCAAATCAATGCCGGAGCGCCCGCACAGTCACACTAGTCATCCACGCCACCAACGATCAACCGCCTCCGTGAACTGACCCCACAAAGTTGGACAGTTCACTACAGGCGGCTTTTTTCGGCCTTTTTTTAGCTGCGCAGCTAAATTTCAAGAAATACTTAGCCTGAGCTATTGATTTATATATTAGCCTGAGCTAAGATTCATCCATCGACCAGCAACAACCGCGAAACGACCGAAGGGGTAGCGATCCGGCCCCTGAACCGACTCGATGCAAGAGGAAGGTCTAGCTCCAGTGGAGCGCAGCTAGTTGCAGAACGCGATGGGTGTGAAGTGATCGAACTAGCGCCCTACTTCCTTAAAAGTTTGCGCAGAGAATTGATTGGCTGGGGCGGTCACTGTTGTACCGAATGAAGTTCAGCGGGTGGCAGGATGGCTTCCCATCCCGCCACACACTCGGTCACAACATCAACAGGAAGCAGATAAACGCCAAGATGGCCCGAAGACACTTGGCTACATCTACGTTGATGTTCACTCTCACGTTGGTCTTCATTGGATTGATTCCGGTGAAGACTCGTGGCCACGAGTCGTTAAACCCGCTTCTTTATTTAACGCGCCGTTGCTAGCGCGGCTGTTCTCTTGCCTAGTATGGAGATTCAGCATTCGGCCTGGCGGGCCTTTTCATCAAGTCGGCTGTGTGCCTAACACAACAGCGGGCAAGACTTCCGGGTCGGCCTCACCTTAAGCGCTTTGGTATCGCGCAATGGGCATTACCAGTGCCCATACCAAGTATCGCAGATAGACCGCCCCACCCAATCAGTTCTCTAGCGCTATCGAAGGATGAACGGCGACCAAGAATCGCCCTGCCCCTGTGCACCCCGGCAGACCAAAAGGGAGCGCTCAAGCCGATGAACTACCGGGAACGCGAGCGCATGCAAGGGAGCTGGAACGAAGCGATGTCGGAATTTCCGACTTTGCCGAGGTATGTCAGCCCGCCCTGGTGAACCCAGGGAGCAAACCAAAGCGCTTTCCCACAAGAGCACTTTGGTTTGCAAATGGTTGCTCAGCAAAGACTTTCCCATCAACCATGACTAATAGCGCATACTGTGTAGGACTTTGAGGCAGCGGACCTTGTGTCAAACATCCTTCCACCCTTGATTTAAGGAGCAGAAAGCCATGGGGCACACTTCCAAGCCACAACACCCTAACGCCTTGAGCAAAGAAGAAGCTCAGGCGCGATATGACAAAGAGCACATCTCCTATCCAAATGGGAAGCCAGATACACATCTGACATGGATTGGCAGGCCAGCTTATGTTGGCAATGAATTGTCTTATAGAGGCCAAGCACAGAAAGCCATCGTCACGCTCAACAGTTAATAGAGCAATCGGCGCTCCCCTCTGGGCGACATCAGAGGGAAAACCAAAGCGCTTCTCATGGAGTGATTTGGTTTTCTAGTCTGCCTCTGCGCTTCCATGCAGCGTCTGCGACAAGCATTCGGTTAATTGCTTTGGTGAGCGACAGCAGGGCAATGCTCCAGAACATCCATGACGGCAGAAACAGCTCAGTGGCAACTGCCGCGAGAAAGATCGCGATGAATGGCCATGATAAGAACACCAAATAAAGGTTGCGCGAACGGCTGTGGATGGCCCAACGAAGCACCTTCTTGGTCATAGCAGGAGCCTGAAGCGTGGACTTCTTTTTGAAGCCTGCTGCTGCCATAGCTCTGTACTTGAACCTGTTGGTACTGGTTGTGATCATTGCCGCACTTTCGCTTCAGATAGCGTTGATGCTCAAATATTAGCAGCCCGCCCCCTAACCCCCAAGCGCCCTACTCAGGGCGTTTTCAATTTATGCGCTCCTTGCGCGGAAGGATGAAGATGGATAGCAACAACGGATTCTGGGATCGTCCAGCGGATGAGCGCGCAGAAGCAATGCACAAGGCATCTGACCTAGGCGGGGTCGAGAACTTCTTCGACTTGCCGCCAGATGAACGTGCCGCCGCCTACGAGCAAGCAGAGTAAAGCAACCCAAAAGCATCATTTCAGATGATTTGATGCTTTGGGTACTCACCCAGGAGGATGAATGCTACTGCAGATACTCGCAATAGCCGCCATCCTCACTCAGCCCAACCCCGAGGGCAGCGGCTCCTTGAATGCCGCAATTAGCCGAGACCATAAACCCCGCCAGAAACCAAGCGGGTGCGGCTAGTGACTTTGAGTGAGGGGTAGTCCGCTCTGGCGACGTTAAAGGCCAGAACCATCAAGAGGTGGCATTGCCACTATCGCAAACGAGTGAGCCTCCAAGCGGATTGCGACGCCGAGGTTAGGGGCAATTGCCCTGAAACAGTGCCACCCCTCGATGGTGAGCGCGCAATGGTGATGCGCAGAAGGCTGAATGTCGTCAATTCACGCGGCCGAATTCGGTCAGTGCCGCAAGCCAGGATCACCTCTGGCCACCATCCCCTATTCATAGATGTAGCCACCCCTGGCAAATCTATTCATCTATCTATTCAGATTTACCACAAGCCACTGATCTGCAAAGCAATCTTGCTTGGAGTATCTATTCACAAAACACACCTACAAGGGCCAGCCATGACCGACTTGGACTATTGGAAAGAATGCATCAGCATCGCTGCTGACGAATGCGAGCTGACCCTGACGCCTGAGCAACTGGAATACCTCGCAGATTCGGTTTCGGGCAGTCATGAAAACTACAGCATGGCGTTCTATTCACCACCTGCCAGCGAACGCATGCAGGAAATTGAGCGAGGATGGAAAGCAAAGCTCAAGGTGCAACAAGACGAGCATGAGCGCTATGTGAACAACGCCGAAACCGCCATCAAGCAGGCCCTGCGCGTTCATCGCGATGACCATGTGACGATCGGCGCCTATGGCGAAGTGTTTCGGCATGACGGACGCACCAAGCAAATTCAGTAATCAACCACACACACTCCAGCACTACCACGCTGGATTCGCCACCTCCGGGTGGCTTTTTTATTTGGAGCGCGCGCATGTTGAATCACCCGATCACACTCGTTCGCCATCACCTCGATGACGGCTTCCGCTGCGGCAACTACGCCAGTTGGTGGAGCGATGGATATGAGAGCCGTGCGGAGATGACCCGACACCATATCGGCAACTGCGCGCCATATTGGGTCTTAACTGAGCAACACACAGACTCCGATGGGCGGCATTGGCATTCAGGCAACCGCTATTGCGTGATGGACGGTTTTGGATATCTGCAAGAGGTAACGCCATGAGCAACCTATCTGATGTATGGCACGCAGCTCAGAGCAGCAAAGCTCAGCGCGCATATGACCTGGCGGAAGCGTTTGATACCCGCTGGCAGCAGATCGCTCAAGGGCCGGACTTTGACCCAAGCGACTGGGAAAACATCTGCGAATGCCTGGGTGAGCTGAATGCTGATGCCAGGGCCAAGGTGTCCGGTTTCGTGCAGTCAGGGGCTTACGCAGATCTGGGCCAGTTCATCTGCCAGCAGTCGCTGGAGTATCAAGAGCAGCGCGCCAAGAGCGCAGCCTTAGCAACACACAAGGAGGTGTGAGATGTTCATCTACAAATTAGGCTCCATTGTGAGCCTCCCCTTCCCTTCTCGCCAAGCCGCAACTGATGCGGCTTTTTCTTTGTTCTCTGGGCCCGTTGGCGGGCTAGTTGTGAGGCCAGCATGACCCCAATGCTCACCATGCCCAACCGCCCTCTTTGCCCACTGCCAGGACAGAAGGCCAACCGCTACACCCCAGCGGTAGCAACCGACATCCGCAAGACATTCGACAAGTACCGGCGCCTGATCGCGCTGCAGGAGAAGAAATGAAAGAGCAAATGAATATTCAAGGAGTGCCGCCAGTGCGAGCAAAGGTATCAGACGCACGGGTGGCCGAATTGTCCCGTCTGCTCGGCGGCATGCTGGCAGCAGGAGATTTGGTGGATGAACTTAAGAAAGCGCAGTCTGAACACCCTGCGCTGCCGGGCATGACGCTCTCTATCGCTGTTGCAGAAAAGCACTTGGCGCAACTGCAGATGAAGAATTCGCGCCTCGTGCTGATTCTCGCCTGCTCAGCAGGGCTTGAGGTCGAGCGTGTCGCCACGTCAATTGAAATTCGTGACGATGGCGAGCTTGATCTGGTCTCGGTTTCTGGACAGCAGGCTCAAAGGGAAGGTACATGACCAGCCTCTTCCATGCATTCCTCTGGAGCGCCATCACAGCGCTTTCTTTTTGTGCGGCCGCTGTGTATGCGGGCGCGATTGTTTAAGGACGCACTATGCAAACAAGCGAGTCGCTATCCAAGATGGCTCCAGCATTCTTGGAAGCTCAGAAGGCGATCACCTATGCCCTGAAAGACGCCACGAACGGACACCTGAAAAACAGGTATGCAGATCTACCCGCTGTGATCGATGCCATCAAACCTGCCCTCAACGAGGCAGGAATTAGCTTTATCCAGTCTGGATCACGCTCTGACGATGGGAAGCTCCATCTGACAACCCGGCTGATGCATGAGTCTGGGGAGTGGATGGAAGACACCCTGGTGATGCCGCTCACCAAGCAGGACCCCCAGGGCTATGGATCGGCCATGACCTATGCCCGCCGCTACGGCCTAGCAGCAATCACGGGTCTCTACCAAGATGATGACGACGGGCAACGAGCCATACAGCCAGCGGGCAACCAGTCGGCGCCAAAGAAGAACCTGACCCAGAAGGACGCTCTGCACCTGATAGAACTCCTGCGTACCAAGCAGACCAACATCCAGAAGATCGAGGCGGAATATGCAATCAAACCAGACCAGCGACAGCGTTTGCTTGATGGCGCAATGGCATGACATAGAACAAAACTCTGACGCCTGGTTTGACCTGCGTTTGGGGAAGGCTACTGCCTCGAATTTTGGGATCATCATGGCAAACGAAGGCAAGGCATTTGGCGACCCAGCCAAGCGCTATGCCCTGGAATTGGCTCTCCAGCGCCTCACAGGCAAGAGAGCTACCGGATTCAGCAATGCGCACATGGAGCGCGGCCAGCAGCAGGAGCCTATCGCCCGCGAACGCTACGAGCAGCTTACCGGCGACTGGGTAACCAACGGTGGTTTCTTCGACTGCGGCACATTCGGAGATTCGCCTGATGGCTTGATCGGGGATAACGGCGCCTTAGAGATAAAGAGCGTCACCTATCCCGTTCACTACGAAAACATCTGCCGGGAAGCCATTGACCCCGCCTACAAGTGGCAGGTCACCGGGCACCTGCTCTGCTCAAACCGACAGTGGGTGGATTTTGCAAGCTATTGCGAGTCATTCCCAGACAGTAGCAACTTGATCGTCTATCGGGTTGAGCGGGCTGAACAGCAGGACCAACTGGAGCGCCTCACCGCTCGGCTAATAGAGTTTGAACAACTCGTGCAGCGAACAATCTCGAACATCCCAATTTAACCAACACCCTCCGGGAAGGCTGGAGGGAAGAAAGGCAAACCATGACTGGATACGACAACACAAATCGCGGCGTCATGTTCGTGAACGACCGCAAGCAAGAAGGCGATCGCAAACCTGATCGCACGGGCACTCTGAATGTGGAAGGGGTGGAATACTTCGTCGACGGCTGGATCAAGCAATCAAAGAGCGGCAATCCATTTCTCAGCCTATCTTTGAAGCGCAAAGATAAGCAACCAGGCGGCAACCACGAGCGGCCAGGCCAACACAGCCGTACAGCAGCACCCCAACAGACATCACGAGACGACTACGGCGATGACAGCGATGTGCCATTTTGAAGCACTAAAACGTGTAGGAAATAGCCGACATCAACATTGGAAAACTCAGCACATATGCGAGTTCTTTGATTTGGCAAACTGCAGTCCATCCAGGATCAATTAACAATTAAACGCTTGTTAATCATGGAGTTAGGTTTCTCAGCCGACCTCATATCACTCCTCCTTTTTCCAGTTCCTGAACTTTCGTGAGAGTCGGCCTTTTTATTCCACACCCCGCACTGCCGGGGTGTTTCTTTTTCCAGCTTCAGGCCTGCAACGGAACCCGCGTCCCATCCTTGGCAACCAGCGCGTTGCTCTCTCCGACTACGAGTTTGACTCCAAGTAGCTCCTGCTGGCCTTCTGGTAACTCTCTCCCAGCCAACCCCTTGCGAACCACTTCGCGCGTCTCAACGAATTCCTTCATTGATACAGGGTCAAGTTCGATGCATTGAGGGTAGGCATTGTCATGTTGGGCCCAGTGCGCGCGAATGGCACTGACCATGGAGTCAAAAAGCGTTGGCATAGCCCGCTAGTCTACCGCCCCCAGTGGGCACCTATTCACAGCCTGCCCTGGGCAGTTGAAGAGAACGTGTTGAAATCAGCAATGCTTTAGACCTTCGAACTCATGAAATTAGCTTAAAAGGCCCGCGCAGTATTTTTCTCCAGATTTTTTCAGGCGGCGGAGCTTTAATAATATTTGCATGCTTAAAAACTCTGGCTTCCCAATGAAAAAATGCGTTAGGCCAATCAACTGCGGAAAGATCATCCGCTTGAATCAGACGCAACAATATTGCATTAGCCTGGCGAGCAATATTATTCAGAGCATGCACAGAACCTCTAATATTTGAATCCAACACGTCGAGGCGAATTGACGAGCCACTATCGAGCGCCCCTTCAAATGCTGAATTTATCGTCACAGCACCATCGATAGTTTGCATTTCCCTGGCCATCCTTACAAATGCAACCATGCTATTTGCATGTTGGACGGATAACGATAAGGCATCTTTACCAGCGATTCGTCGCTCCCTATTTGCAATCCAAATTGCTAATAGTGCAGAAGAGAGAATGGCTAATGCCCCAAATATCGCTTGCATCCATCCCGACCACTCACTTTTGGTCATGCAAGACCACCAACTATTGATCTGCAAGTCACCCCACAACAAACAATATTCCTGGGCTGGCCTGGCATTCGCTACAGCTTCACCTATTGCCGTTACTAACTGATTCGTGTCCATCAATGCCTCCATGGCCGCGAATCCTACCCGACAACATGCCCGCCCTGAGCGGGCTTTTTCAATTCTGGAGCCCACCATGGCTGAACCTACCCCATCCTCCGCTCCCCTCAAGACTGCCGAGGGGGCTATCTCTGTCACCGAAGTTGAACTGACGCCAGAGCAGAAGCGCGGCCTCATCAGCGCCTGTAAAGGGCCATTGCCTGGAGTGGCCCAGGCAGCGGCAATAACCCATTGCGCCACCTGCAATGACCAAGGAGCCGTTGGCAACATCCTCACGGCAGAGCCTTGCCCTGACTGCAGCACGCCATCCCAGGCAGCACGCACCGCGCCTGAGCGCATTTGGCTGGATCTGGGTGTTGAAGAGGCCGAGCAGGTCAATTTCGCAGAACTAGGCGAAGTGACATGGAGCCCGAACAACGCAACCGGCCACGGCATTGCATATGTTCGAGCGGACAACCAGGCGGCGGCAGCACAGGCGCCCGCAGCAGTGGCTGTGCCTGATGAGCGCGCGGCATACGAAATGGGGGCCAAAGGCGCACCACCCACTGAACATGAGCGCATCCTGTTTGAAGAATGGATGCGCGGCCACTGCTGGAAAGTAGTAGGCACCTGGGATGGCGCGACATACCGAGGTGATGCTGAGCGTGGCCTATTCATTGATCCGCATGCAATGCGAACGCGTCAACTGTGGGCAGTATGGCGTGACCGTGCAGCCCTTGCCGCCACCCCAGCACTTCCAGCTACCGAGGATTTCTCGGCAGGTGACCTGGCAGAGGTGCAGGCCGAGCCGCTGTGCTGGGTGTTCGAAGACGAGCTGCCAACGTCTATGTCGACCGAGGCCTACAACGCGCTGTTTCCGCATTCCAAAGTAGACGGCGTTCGCATGTTTCCCGTCTTTGGCCCGCATGCTGCACCCCAGGCCCAGCCCGCTGATACGCTGGATGCTGAACTGCTGGAATCGGTGCGCGCGATGGTCAAGTTCCAAAAAGAGCGCGGAAGCGTTCTCCAGGTGCACATCGACAACATGGCCGACTTGCTTGATGAGCGAGACGCCGCCATGGCTGCAGCCCAGGAAGTCGGCAAGCATGAATGAAGCACAGCAAAAATGCGGCGGACGCCTGCACCCCGCAAAGCTGGGAAACCCAGGCGACCGTGTGCCATGCCCCTCTTGCGGTAAGCCCGTGACACTGCGGGCTCCATTCAACGGCCATCAAACATTATGGGTGCAAGTGCCAATGCACACAGCCGCCCAGCGCGCCCAACAGCAGGAGGGCCAGCCCCATGGATGACATCTGGATGCTTGCTTTCATCTTCAACGGGTTGATCGGAGCTGCTGGCAGCACCATGCCCCTGAAGCAGTGCGAAGCATGGGCGCGCGAGCTTGGCCCCAACTTCACATACGTGACGTGCGTCAACGTGAAAGACCCGACCTGCCGTGTCTACCGCGATCCGTCGAGCGAGCTGCGCGAATGGCAGCAGGACCTGGAGAAGCGCTGCCGCAGGCGGAACAAGCCACAAAAGGACGACCAATGATCTGGACCATTTCACTTTATTCGCTTGCCATCATTGGCGCCGTCTACCTGGTAGTCCGGATCATCTACCCGCTGACCTGGTTGGCACTGTATGCAACCGGCCACTTGATATTCGTCCTTCGCACTGCCGGGCCTGAGTGGCATGCAAAACCCTTCCGACACAAGTTGAAGGCGAGCTGCAAGTTTTGGCTTGGACAGATCGGAGATGCCGCCTCATGGCCTGCGACCGAAGTTACCTGCGGGCCGTACAAGTGGGTTCCGCTATTCAAGTACAGCGGGTTCAAGGCAGCCCAGGCCAAGAAGGAGGATTGAGATATGGCATGCGACATCTGCGGTGCAATCGGCACCCCACTGAATGACCTACTTCCGAGCTACCAGACTGCAGAGATAAAGGCGCTATGCCCTGCCTGCGAGAAGGAAGTAAACGCCAAGAGCATGCAGTTGATGACCTGGGCACAGCGCATCCGTGAATCTCTCACAAAGCGGTTTATGCAAGAGCGGAAAGGCATGCTGTTTAGCAAGAAGCCCGCCCCCAAGGAGGCACCATGACCGACAAGACAGAAGCACAGCCCGAAGCGCTGCGGCTTGCTCAATTTTTTGAAAGCCTGACTGAATCAAGCCACCGCTGGTGGGATGGTGTGCCTGTGCATGAGAAGGCGGCCACTGTTCTGCGCGCTCAGTCGGCGGAGATTGAGCAGCTCAAGGCCCAGCTATCGGCGCGGCAGGCTGTGCCGGATGGGTGGCGCCTGGCTCCATTCAAGCCAACTCCCGAGATGATCAACGCTGGTGTAGCAGCAAGGCGAAGTGGCGGAACAAGCGACGAGGTCTATATGGCCATGCTCTCAGCAGCCCCTCCCCCACCTGAGCGGGAGCCGCTGAGCAACGATCAATGGCAGGCACTCGCTGACGCGCTTGACAGGATCATCAACCGCGAGCTCAAAAACAAGATCTCTACGATTCTTCAGTTGCCCACGGAATAGGAGCCCCCAATGCCCGGTAACTTCTTCGACCTTGACCGCGAGCTTCCAGGCTGGATGAAACGTCCCCAGTGTCGCCATCCTGAGCACAACGCACCAAGCGGCATCTACATCCCAGAGGGCAAGGGGTATCGCCATGTCTGCCCAGCATGCGGACGAACGGACATTGTGATCCCCGATCAACCTTCAATGAATCTTGGAGCCACCAATGACAACCAATGACCCAATCCGAGGTGCGTTTGAGACTGCATACCCAAGTGCAGTCACAGACTGGCACGAGGGAAATCAGAACTATGTGCGATATGCAAATGAGTTTGAAAGATGGAAGGCTGCAGCCGCCCGTGAGAAGGCAGGCCGCTGGCAGCCAATCGAGACTGCGCCAAAGGATGGATCGCACTTCCTGGCTTTGATCGGAGGTCTGCCCTACGAAGCACGATTCGATGAACACGGGCGATTCATACGCTTCATCCATACAAATGTTGCGCCAGGCGCGGTATGGAAGATCCACCAGCATGATGGCCGCGAAATGCGGGAACAACACCTCCCGCCCGAGGAACCACGATATATAGCAACGGGAATGATCTGGCAAAACGGCTTCGACGTCGAGCCGACGTGTTGGTCGCCTCTCCCCGCAGCCCTAAAGCAGGAAGGAGCTAAATCTTGAACTCCAGCTACGAAACCCAAATCCTCGCTGCTCTGGATGGACCAGGTGCTTGGACCACCGGCGACATTGCCAGGCAGTGCAAGCCAACATTTGGCACCAATCGCATACATTCGGCATTCATCCGTCAGAAGCTGCAGGCATTGCAGATCGAAGGCAAGGTAAAGCCCATGGATAACAAGAAGCCCGTTTGCTGGGTGAAGATAGAAGGAGCCCCCAATGAGATCAACTAGGCGTCAAATCCGCCGCGCCAAGAAAGAGCGCGAGCAAGACAAATGGAACCAGCCTCGCAACAGCGGGGTTTCTCATTTCGGAGATTGATATGAAAGTTCAAGCACAGATCACCTGCGACTTCGATGTCGCCGCCATCAAGGTTTCAGCCCAAGTTCGCTATTGGGAAGGCGCGAAGGTTGGTGATGCTCAAGATGAAGACGGAACAAAGATCCCACTTCGTAACGGCGACTACTGGGAGCCCATCATCGATTTGGACACAGGCCGAATTCGCAACTGGCCAGAGGGCGTGGAGGCCGATGTTCACTACAAGGTCTGCGATGCCGGGCTGTACACGCTGATCGATGCAGATGGTCGTACTCTGGCGACACGCGACGGCTACGTCCCCGACATCCTCTCGCCCGCTGGTTCTGGCTATGGCGATTACATCATCATGGAGATTGGCGGAGACGGCGAGATAGCCGATTGGCGCGCCGACATTTATCCAGAAGACTGGAAATGGCAAACAGCCCACATCGACTGAGACACACCAGCCCCGCTCTTGATGCGGGGTTCTTTTTTTGGAGCAACAGATGAAAAACCCTTCATCCCCTGAAACAGACTCAAACGAAAATGCCGCCGTCGCTAGTGGCCCCGAGTGGGTCCTTGCGAGCAAGTACGAGGAAATGACTGGCGTCACTCGCGAAACCGTCAAACAGCGAAAGAAAAACGGCACCTGGAAGATTGGCCAACAAGTCGCAGTTGTCTCCCGTCGTCTCTACGTCAACATCAAGGCAGCAGATCAATGGATAAAAGACCAAAATTCGACACGCCACCTGGCGTGATAATCCGCGAATTTGTCACTGGCGACCGCATCCAAATTGCGTTCAGCTACCAAGGGAAAGAGTGCCGCGAGCTATTGCCAGCCGGACCCATCAACAAGTCCAGCATCCAGCGCGCCTCTGTCCTGCGGGACGATATCCGGGTCAAGATTAAGGCCGGTGATTTCGACTACGCCGAGTTCTTCCCCAATAGCCCGCGGGCCGGTGTCAGCAAGAAGAAGGCTGGGCTGATGAGGATACTGCTGCAAAAGCAGCTGGAGACCTACGAGCGCCAAGTGCAAAACGGACAGCTCTCTCCTTCAACCTATATCGGCTATGCGAAGGTCATTAATGGCGATCGCATGCAGTATTGGCACGAAATGCATGCTTCCGAGGTAACGCCCAGCATGCTGCGAGACTGGATCAGTGAAATGGATTGCACTTCCAAGGCTATCCGCAACACATTGATTCCACTACGGTCAGTGTTCGAGGATGCTTTAAATGATGGGCTCTTGGAGTTTGACCCGTTCGAGCGTATCGCTTTGGCCAAGCTAATTCGGCAGACTGCAAAAGCCAGTGACTACATCGTCCAGCCATTCACCCAAGCAGAACGCCAAGCAATTCTGGACGCATGTCGGCTGGATGAACGCCCTACTTTCCAGTTCTGGTTCAACACGGGACTTCGCCCGGGAGAGCTTCAAGCTCTTGAATGGCAGCATATTGACTGGCAGCGCCATATAGCCCGGATCGTTCAGAACCAAGTGGCGGGTGTCATCAAGGGACCAAAGACAGCCGCGGGCAGACGAGATGTCGAACTGAACGATGAAGCCATGGCTGCGCTGCGAGCCCAGCAGGCGATCAGTGGACATCTCGGATCCAGAATCTGGCTCAATCCGAGAACACTTGCACCATGGAGCAGCGATGCCCAGGTGCGCAAAACAGCTTGGCTACCGATCATGGCCAGGGCCGGCATACCGTACCGTAACCCGTATCAGATCCGGCACACCTACGCATCCACACTACTGACTGCAGGCGGCAACCCCTGGTATGTCGCTCAACAGCTTGGTCACGAAGATGTGGAGATGGTGTTCCGCACTTACGGCAAGTTCATTCGCGAGGACTACCAGAAACCCAAAGCGGAACTGCGCCTGGTCAACGGTGAGTGA